AGAATACCAGCAGAAGGAGTTGAAGTTGATCCTGATCCAGATATTGTATAAATACTTGTAGGAGTTGCAACAACAGTTCCCGTGTTAATCGTGGCACCAGTAATAACACCAGTTGTTGTATATGTTCCATTAGGAATAGCTGTCGTAGATCCAGATACAGTGTATATGCTTCCCGACCCTGGTGTTATTGTAAATGTTCCGGTTGGAGATACTGGTTGGGTAGCAGTAGATCCATCCACTTTAAGCGCAGATGAAGATGTAATACCAACAGTGTATGTGTTATCTGTTAGTTTAACAGGCATCTGTGTTTGAATATCAGCCATTTATATCTCCTTTTATTTTTTTTTTTTTTTTTATTTTACTTTGATTCTGCTGGCTGGTCTTTCTTTTTAGCTTCTGCTTCTATTTGAATTTTAATATTATTATCTTGGTCAGATATTAATTTTTTTTGTGCTTCTATATCTACATTGCATCTTTCAATTTCTTCTTGAAGCTCTATAATTCTAATTTTTCTTGCCTGAATGTTTGTTTGAGCCACAAGTTTAATGTGTTCAAATCTCATAACTGTTAAATTATTGTTTGTACTGAATAAATCTGCCATTGGTTTTTTCCTTTCTTTACTTATTTATGTTTGATAAATTTTTTTTCAAAGGTAGTTATATGAATTTAGATAATTTTTTGTTTAAAATGTATGAAGAGTCTTCAATTTTAAATTCTGAAGGAAGGGATTCTGAAGCTATATATTTTTCTGAAAGCGTTGCTGTTCAAGCACTTAATTCTTTAGGGTTAACATATTGTCGTAATTCTGAAAATTGGAATAAATCAATTAATTGTTTTAAGGATGCGCTTAAAATTGATCCTGGAAGCTGGCTTTTATGGTCTAATATGTGCCATGCTTTTAATATTCAAGAAAAAGATGAAGATGCATTGAACGCATCTTTTCAAGCAATTAAATTTTCTGGAGGGATTCTTTTTGATCCTTATTATAATGCAGGAGTTACATTAACTGCTGTTGGAAGATTAGAAGAAGCTGTGAATATGTATCGTGCGGCATTACAAATAAACCCTGAGCACAATCAAACAATTTATAATTTAGCTCTTTGTTTATTAAGAATGGGCAATTATAAAGAAGGCTGGGAAAAGTATGAATACCGATTTAAAACTGGGGAGTTTACTCAAAAATTTAAAGATAGATTTGTTCAAGATCATTGGGATGGAAGAAAATATAAGAAAAAATCTATTTTGGTTTATAACGAACAAGGAATTGGAGATTTTATATTTTATTCAAGATTTTTTCCTCAACTAAAATCTTTAGGTGGAAAACTTTTAGTAGAAGTACAAGATGTATTATCTCCAGTTTTGGGAGAAAATTTAAAAATTGATAAAATTTTTACTCGTCCAAACACGATTGATTGGCCAACACCTCCTGATTCTGATTATTGTGTTTCTGTTTCTAGTTTGCCTTTTCTACTAAAAATAGATTCTACAGACAAGATACCCAATGATCCTTATATAATTGCTCCCAATAGACCAAAGCCTAGAAATTTTAGCTCTAAAAAGTTTAAAATTGGAATATGTTGGGCTGGAAATTCTGATCACAAAAGAGATCACACTCGCTCTATGTTTTTAAATCAATTTAGACCTCTTGCAAACAATCCTAAAGTTCAATTGTTTGGATTGTTAAAAGGTGTAAATTCTTATAGAAAGTGGCCACAAGGAAATTTTAATTTAAATGAAGGAATAGAAAATTTTCCTATGATTAATTTGCACGATGAAATTAAAGATTTTTCGGACGCTGCACATTTTATTAATCATTTAGATTTGGTTGTGACTGTAGATACTGGATTAGCACATTTAGCGGGAGCCATGGGAAAACCAGTGTGGACATTGATTGGAAAAGAAGTAGATTGGAGATGGGGAAATGATAATTCATCTATTTGGTATCCATCTATGCGTTTGTTTCGTAGAAAAGATACTTGGGAAAATCTCATTCAAGAAGTTTTAGAACAATTGCCAGTATAAAAAAAGGTGCCATTTTGGCACCTTTTTTTATTATTTTTTAATTTACTTTTGCCATTCCAAATTTATTTGTGTCAATTGGACAATCAATGCTTTTGTGATGACAGAATAAATTTATTGATACTATTTGAGAATATATGTCTCCTTCTTCTTTTGTTACAAATACATTCTCTTTTTCTTCATAAAAATTGTTAGAATTATATAAAGGAGCATAATGTTTGTAGCAAACATAATCCATAGATTCTAATAGTTCTAATAAATCTTTTGATTTTTCTTGTCTATCATCTTCTATGTAAAGCAAAGGCTTTAATTTTTCAATTGTTTCTTTCCCTCCTTCTAGGGCCAATTTCTCCATTCCTTCTATATCAATTTTAACAAAATCCAATCTAATAAAATTTTGTTCGTCTAAAGTTATAAGAGGAACTGGATAGTTTTGAGATGAAGAGTAATCTTCACAAAGCGAAAGTGCTCCAAAATTTGTTGTTCTTTCTTTATCAAGTTCAGGTACGGAAATAAAACCAGCAGATGATCCTACTGCTTTTTGGAATAAATAAACATTGTGTAAATTGTTTATTGATACATTTCCGGCCAAGGTGTTGAAATTAGTTCTTTCAGGTTCATAAGCAAATACCAGTCCGTTTGGTCCAACAATTCGAGATAGAGCGATTGTATGCGATCCAATATTTGCTCCAATATCTAAAACAAAACTTCCTGGTTTGATTGCGTCAGAAAAAACTTGAACTTCAGCTTCTGAATATTCTCCGTATCTTTCAAAAGATCTTCCAACCCAAATGTCTTTGCTGTTGTAGATCATAAGCCCGTATTTGCATTTTTTGATTAAATTCATTTTTTTTATTCCTCAAAATAAGATTTTAATTAACATAGTGAACTCGATGAAAATTTAATATATATTATAAAGGAGTAAATGTGCCGTTAATTCAATGGATAATGCAAAATCTTTCACCGACAGCCATTCAAAAAGAAGGCGTTGTTGTTGGAGGTACTGCTGATGTTGCAAAACAATCATATATTATACCAAAACCAGCAGGATTATTGGCTGGAGGTGGGGCTTTTTATTCAAAAATTTCTAACATAATTGCTTCTGGAGGAATAGCTGTTGGTGGAAATGCAATTGTTTCTAAAAGATCAACAAAATATAAAGAAATTAAGCATATTCCTGGAGATACAGTTTACGATAAATGCAATAAATCTTGGGTTGTTGTTAGTTTTGAGTTTGCTCCATCTGGAGAGCCTAAATTTAATTTATCCAATAGCACTGGACAACAAAAAATACTTTATGAAAGTCAACTATCAGATCAACCAGTATATGTTTTAGGCGAAGGTTTTTTAGATTGTCCTATGGCTCAATCTCAAGTTTTTTCGGGAAGAAGGATTCAAAAATTTGGATCTATAGATCTTTCTTACGAAAAAGAAATGATAGAATCTAAAATAAATCATTTACATCAAGAAATAATTCCTTCCGTGGTCAATCCTGGAAAAAAAACTTTTACATCAAATTATTGTTCAAGTTACGAGCAAAAAAAATATTTAATTGAATCTAAGATTTCTGATCTTATGAATTCATAAATTTAATTGAAAGGAATAAAATGCAAGAATACGTTGGATCTGGTATTGCAAGATTTGGAGGATGTGCAAAAACAACAAAAACAGTTTATATTGGATATAAATGGGGAGAAAATTCAATTTTGTATGTAAAATATAAAGCTCAAAAAGGAATTTTAGAAACCGTTGCAATTAAAAGAGTTTTGCTTAATGGTGGAAAAAAAACCTTTAATAAAATTATTCCAATTTATCAGGACACATTAAACAGTCTTTGGAATGAAAATGATTTAATTTTAGCGGAAGAGGCTCGTAGTTTGGCACTGGATTATTGGCAGAAAAGACAAGAAGAAATTAACGCTCATTCTTGCGGATAATTCATGTATTCATCTAATTTTTGAGAAAGACTTTCTAAAAAATCTGAATTTTCAGCGGGACCACCAATAAAAGAAATATCCCAATATATTGTATCCAAAACATCTAAAAGACTAAAATCTGAATTTCTTTTTTCTATGGCGTTATTTTCTAAATTTTTATATAAAGTAACCTCTTCTTTTAATTTAACTGGTGTGTCTGCGAATTGCCAAAGAGGACTATAGGAAATTGAATATGTTTCTTTTTCTCCAACACCATAGAATTCAGTATAACTAGTGAAAAACTTTTTATCTAAATATTCAGATAACTTTACGAAACGACAAATTTCCAAATGAGTAATTTTATTGTTTTCAATTTGTCTCATCGGTTCTTTTACTTGTGCCTGAAATTCTTCAATCTGTGGACACCAAGAATATTGAGAAATAAAAAATTTAAGGGTTTTATAGCGATCTATAGTTTTGAATATTTGTTTTAAAGTTGTTCCTTCTGCAATTCGACACTCCCATCGCAGATATGTAAGAATTTTGCTTTTTTTAACTTTTTTCTTAACATATTCTTTTTTAGACTTGTCCCATTCATTTAAAATAAAGCCATTAGAAGTAAACTCAATATACTCAGACATTTTTTCTTTCCTTGGTTCTGGAGTATTTGCAAATTCCAAAGTTGCTATTCAAATTCTTTCTGGGAATAGAATCATGGCTAATTACTGTAACAAGACGGTACTCGTCAATTGTTATAGATTCCATTACAAACAGTATGTTTATTTCATTGTTAAAACTATAAACAGTTCCATTCTTTCTAGGAGTTCCAAATGGGATATATTCTTTTTTTTTGATAATTTTTGAAAATTTTACAGATTCTGTAATTTCATCAAACAATGTAAATCCATTTTTTTTCTTTTTTTTTACACGTTCTTTCCATCGTATCAGTGCATGATCTGTTATGTGGAGAATATTAAATTTCATTTTTAAACTTTCTATTGTGGCAAGTTAATTTCCCCTTTCGTTGTTTAATTTTATCACAATCCTCAATAAAATCAATTCAAATATTTTGGAATGTATGTTTGAAGGGCAATCCAAATAAGCGATCTTTTTGCTCTGGATGCTACAGTATAAGACCAGCGATAATGATTCCAATTTTCATGTCTTTGTTCGTATGCAATTACAGAACCGAATTCTGCCCCTTGAGACTTGTGAGCCGTAATTGCATATGCATAATCAAATGGATTTGGAGTTTGCCCAAAGTCAAACTCATTCGTTTTTTTGCCAAATTGTTCAATGTCGTAGTGAACTTTTTCATAAAGAACACCATCTGAAATGAAATCAAAACGATCATTTTTATGAATCTTTGTTACTACGCCTTGCATTCCATTGAATAATCCTTGTTTTTTATTATTTCTTAATGAAATTATTTTTTCATCTTTTCCTACAAATGTATATTCAATTCTTTTTTGTCTTCTGACTTTTTCATTGATTTCAACACGAGTTTTATTGTAAGCACAAATAACTTGATCGACGGAAGCCAAATGGCGGTCCTCAATTGCCGAAGAATTTACAATTTGTACATTGTTTTCACATTTAAATGTCGTTGATGGATTTCCATTTCGAAGATGAGCAGCAAAATGAGCAATTTCTCCAGCATTTCTATGTATAGTTTCTAATTTATACATAGGATCTTCCATTAAATTGAATTTGGTTCCAATAGGCTCTAATTGTCCATGATCACCGACATATATGATTGGAAGATTGAAAGATAGCAAATCCATATGAATTTCTTTGCTTACAAAAGATCCTTCATCAATAATAAATCCTTCTATTCCTTTGGAATTTAAATCATAAGCATCAGCAATCATCCAAATTGTTTCATCTCTATCGTTCTTGTAGGGTTTATAAATTGTTCCATGAATTGTGTTGGAATCAAGACCTTTTTTTCTTAATACATTCGTAGCTTGTCCAGTAAAAGCACACACAGCGAAATTTTCAAAATATTTAGATAAGTAGGTCAAACAAGTTGTTTTTCCACATCCTGCATGACCTCCTAAAGTTACAACTTGATTGTTGCCACTTTTTATTTCTTTTATAACGTTTTTGACTGCATCTTTTTGTTCTGTTGTAAGAATCATATTAATGAATGCAAGAAGCTATGATGTGGGATAGTGACAAAAACATTGCAGCTATGACAATTGCCATTGCAATCGGATTATCCTTTAATCCTGCTTGAAAGTCAACCTTTGGCAATAGCCAATCAAATACTTTAAATCCACCAAAAAGCAAGAATATACTAGATACTCCAAAAATCATTGATCCAGCTAGACCAATCCAAAAGTTATTAGGCAAGTTCATTGTTTGCTCCTTATAAAAATCTACATAATTAATATAGTTACCATGCACTTTCAAATGGTTCAAAAATTGATCTTACTAGATTTTCTTTTTTCTTTTTTGGAGGTTTATGTGATCCAAAACCATATTCTTCATAATAATTTAGCATCCAAAACATATCTCTAAACAAAACAAAATAATTTCTTGGACTATAAAAAATATCGCCAGTTGGAATGCTTGTTAAAATGTGGACCGACTCTCCATCTTTATGGTTGTCTTCAGCCCATAAATTGTAAGAAGGGAGCCAACCTTCAGGATCTGATACAGTTCTTGAAAAAGCCGGAAATGGATCATAAATTAAAGTCCATTCTTCAACATCTTCAATTTTATGCTTTTTTGAATCTTCTCCAATAGCTGGCAAGTCAATTAAATTTTTTCTTGGAGTGTGGATGTTACAGAAAATTCTTTTATGGTTCCAATCATGTTTGTAGCCATTATATCCATTTTTTTCTACGTTTAATTTAAAATTATTCCATTTTTCAATATGTAGGTAAACTTTGCCATTGTCCCAATGTTCAAATTCCCATTGCATATTTAAATTTCCCAAAAAATGATTAAATAAAAAAACTCCTAAAAAAATTAGGAGTTTAGTCGCCTCGGTGGGAATCGAACCCACACTCCGGTTTCCCAGAAACGGATTTTCTTACCACTACGACTTTCGTCGCCTCAAAAATGAGTTTGTGGTCTGGACTATGCCTTCACCATATCTTGCGATTTAGGTGGATGCCGTCTAGTCTCTACACCTTCCTATTTCTAGGCTTGGCTCGGCGTTGCCATTTGAAAGGTTTCACCGAATTTGACATCATCCCACCAGAAGTTTCCTATCTGATGGCTCATTAGGTAGACAAGTCCGTTGCGTCTGCCAGTTCCGCCACGAGGCGTCAACACATATAACTATATCACATTATTTTAGAATGTCAATCTTTTAAAATTCTGAAATCTTGATAATTTCTCATAAAATCCTCAAGTTCCCTAATGCAGTCTTTTAGCGACAATGTGCGTCCATGCTGCACGCCCATAGCGATATTTGAATCCATATCTTTTGCAACATGAGGATTGTTTTCGAACATCTTCAATTTTTCTTTCCAATGTACAATCAATTCTTCTATATTCATTTTATTGCCTTGATTGTTGGTATTATGCTATTTTTTCAATCAAAAAATTGTAATTTGATATCACCATCGCCTTTGTTTAAGCGAATTGTTTTCGTCAATGTTATTGTTGCATTAATTGATTCTTTTTCTTCGTTGGTTTTTCTAGAGAATGCGTCTAACTTTACACATTCTTTTAAAGATAGATTATGAGGGATTTCATAATATCCCCATTCTGGAATATTTTTTATGATTCCTTCATGTGTTTGAGAAATGTCTCTAATTTCTATTTTCCATGAGTTGTCATCGCCCCAAACACAACCAGCAACAAAAGCGAAGTTTTCATAAAAAATTTCTTTTTCTGGTTCAAAACATTCAGGATCGTATTCTTTTACTTCTTGTATCTCACCATCCTTGTCAGTCCATTCATGTATTTGATATTGAGGTACAAAAATATCAACTGGACAAAATCCATAAGCACTTGATTTTTCACCTCCAATTTCCTGACAGTCAGGAAGGCTCATTATTTTTATACAAGTATAATTAGGACTATACAGAGCGAACCATTGATCTTTAATTTTAAAAGGTGCAAATGTTCTTACTCCATATGAACTATAATTTCTTAAAAATTCTCCAACCTTTTCTTCATTTTCAAAGATGCCAATTTTGGGGTATTCCCTACCATTTTCATCTTTCACTTTTTCAATTTCTTTTGCTGTGTACATTTTCACTCCCAAATTCTATGATTTTCAACGATTTTTTCCCAACCATCATATTCATCAACATACCAGCCTTCAATGCTATCAAATGGAATTTCAATTATGGCTAATTTTGAAAAACGTGCATTGGCTTCTTCTTTTAGCTCTGTAATTGATTGAATTAATCTTTTGTCTGTTCTAAACGTATTGTTATTAAGTTTATTTTTAATATCATCTTCATCATAATTCAAAGTTACTCTATAACTTTGTCTATCTTTATTATAAACAAAATCAGCATTTTCGTTGATGTAGTTGCCGTCTTGGTCATACTCTGTCACAGTCATTCCTAACTCTATGCACCTTTTGGCGTCTTTGTCTGATAGTCCAAAGCCGCCAAAACATTTGTTTATTGCAACTTTCATTTTAGTTCTTTCTTATAATTAGTAATTTGTAAGTGTTTCTGGGCTTTCGCTGGATATTTTTTTATCTTCAGGATCGGGAGCAAGCCATCTGTTCATGGATGCTGGTTTTGTATAGCCAAATTGATTGATTGCGGCATGATAACCATCTGCATAACTTAGCTTTCCATCGACTCTTTCAAAAATTCCATATGCTTTGGTTGCATCATCCCATCCTTCTTGGTAAGAGCCAGCATTTTGAGGTCCACCCAATTTTACTAATGCATCTTTATAGCCTTGATCATAAGTTGGCTTTTCTTTGTATTCAATAATTTTTTCTCGAAGCTCTTCCATTCCGTCTTTAATGATTCGATGCTCATGCTCAAAAATTGTATTAACAATCGAAAGTTTTTGATTTTCTCTTTGAACTCTCCATGTGACGTATGCCATCACAGCACAAAAAATAAGTGACATTGTTGCGATGGTGCGTAGAACTTTTGGATTGTCGGTCATTTCTTTTGCCCTTAAAAGGATGACGGTCTGTTAAAGTTCGTTTATGCTACCACTTATGAGAATAATGTCAAGCTTGAGCTATTAGTTTTTGACCACGTTCTCGAACCGCCAAATAAAACACATAAGATGTTTTTACCTCTCCAATTTCTGCTTTACTTGGCGATTGCGTTTGTCTATAGACTAATTGCAGCTTTGTTGCCGCAGATTCGTAGTTTGACATGTCTTTTAATCGTCCAACGACAGATGCTATAAACTGAGGACTTCCTGTGATTCTAATGCCATCTTCTCCATAGGTCGATCCTTTGTGCGAATATGGAATGGGTTTGATTAAAATCGGACTATCGGATCTTAATGTCTTCCAATAATTCAAAATTTGAGGCTTTGTAGCCTTCCACAAATGAGATACTTGTTGTTCTTGAATATCTCGGGATTTTAAAAACTCATTGAACGTTTCCATAATGTTATATAGATTTTTTATTTTTGTTTTTACTTTTAACTTTTTTATGAGTTATTTCGCCATTTCTATATGCTAAATTGGTTTTATTAGAATTCTGATCACTACAGGCACCTAAAACTTGATAATCGTTTGTGTCTGTGCAATTGCCGATATATGGCCCAACACCCATTTCTCTTATTTTAATCCACTCAGAAAATTTTATCATATTTTATATATTGCTTGATAAGTCTGAAATTACCCCCCAATTTTTGTTTACATTGGCAATATAGTTTTTATTTTTTTCCAGTTCATAAAGAGATTCAATGCTTATTAGTTTAGTCTTTTCGATGTCCTTATCTTTAAAGTTTTTAACTCTATCTTCGTTCGAATGATCTATTGTTCGGCAAAACTTTTTTTCTGTATTAATATAAAATAATCCATTTTGCATTTTTACTCTATATTGAAAGTTTGTATCATCCCATCCCCATCCTAAATTTAAATTTTCATCATATCCATTGACGCTATAAAAGTGCTCTCTACGTACAGCTATTTTGCCACAACTTCCATGATTGTTCATCGAATCTAATGAAGGCGAACACACAAGACAATTATATTTTTTAAAAGAATGGGCCAAAAATTCAACGAATCCTGGTACGATATAGTTGTCTGCATCAATATTACAAATAATATCTCCGACTGCTTGTCTGTGTGCTATGTTTTTTGAATGTGTTGCAACAAAATATTCAGGCATTTGCGTTCTATAGTATTTTAATTTTCCTGTTTCTATGTATTTATTTAAATTGTTCTTAACCCAATCATGCATCCCGTCTCTACTTCCGTAATTTAAAACGATAAATTCACAATTGGGATAACTTGAAGTATTAATAATATTAATTGGAAGTGTTTGTTTTAAATGATGCAACCTTCCCATGCAAGTTGTGCAGAATGATATTTTCATTAGTTTTCATTTGGCAAATCTATGTATTCTGTTGTGAATTCTTCATTTTCAATGCTAATAGATATTGTTACGGTTGATGATCCTCCATAATATTTGGATGATTGATTTATTCTAATTTTTAGATTTTTTTGAATATACTCTTTGATGAAATTATTCAATTCTTCTTTTGTTTTTGGAATTTCATTCATTTTATTTCTTTTATTTCACCTTCATCAGTAGAATAATAAACATTGTCAAAAATGTTTTGAACCCAAGGTAAACAAAGGTCACACGGAAAACTATTCCTCATTTGACCTTTTTTGTTGAATCTAAAATTAATTAATGTTAGTTTTTTATTTTTTGGACACTTTATAAAAGCATCTATTTCTGAATGGACTTCGTTGAAGCGATAGCCGATTTCGTGAGCCGCAGGATGTGTTTTGAAGGCGTTTACACCTATAGATATTAGTTTTCCTTTACATAAAATAAGACTTATGTGTTTTTGTTTTCTTAAACAAAAAAATTCATGTTTTTTGTATTCATTTATTGCTATCTTTGTTAGTTTTTTTATTTTCTTTTCTGATAAATTCATTTAAATTTTCTTTCCAAAGATCGTGAAATGTTTCTTCAGAATCATCGCCACAAACAAGCCAATCAATTCTTTTCACCATTATAGATGAAATTTCTAATAACTGAATAGTTTTTTCAAATTTTTTAATGGTTTCTTCTGAATAATGTCTTCCTTTAATTTCTCCATATTTATTCAAATCTTCATCTTTGTTGGTGACTATAAGATCTTTAATTGTATTGATAATGTCATCAATATGAAATTGCTTGTAGTCAAAATGACCGCCAGACATGATTTTTGCCTTTCTTGAAATCAAAATTATTCGTAAGGATGGTTCCATTATTGCAAAAATCAAAATTTTTTGCAATAATTTTTTTTTGAAACATTAAATACATATCGCTAAAAAGGAAAAAAAATGAGTTTTAAATCTTGGATTTTAGCAGAAAACATTATTGTAAAGTACGGAAAAGACGAAGCATCTTTAGTGCCAGCAACAACTAACATTCTTCCATATGATTTTCATTATCAAAGTGAAAATGATTATGCAACATACTTTATAGGATTTTATCGAGCAGAAAGAACTGGTTATGTTTCTTTAGGTTCCCAGCCAACCCATATTGGAATCATAAAGACAAATTCTATTAATCATGGAAATGCAGTTGATATTGGTTTTATCAAAAATTTAATTGGTGAATTGTCAAAAATGGGTTTTAAATCTGTTCCTTATAAAGAGGTTGGAACCAATTTTGACAAGGCTTTTTCAAATGTAGGATACAAACCAGAAAATCCAGCACAAACAGGATACACTACTGGAGAAAATATTCCAGATATAGATTTAGGACAATCTTCCACTCATTCAATGTCTCCTGGAATTTCTGTTTCTAGAGCGGCAGGATCTTGGGCTTATTTTATTGAAGTTGGTACAGGAAGTTCCCAATTTTATTTGTCAAAATTAATTAATGCTATTAAACAAGCCGCACAACCTCTGGTAAATAATGATTTAATTGATTTTTATAGTTTTCATAATCGCACATCAGGAAAAGACGAAATTGTTTATTCTTCTAAAGGCAAAGAATCAAAAGAAAATTATTCTACACAATTAAGCCAATGTATGTCTCAATTAAAATATATGGCTTCTGTCATGCAAAAAGAAATGCCATCTTATATTAAACAACTACTCAATAGAATTAATCTTGAAGGTGCAAAAAACGCAGAAAACTGGACAGGAAGATTGGCAGAGCCTAAAAATTATAAGTTGAAATTTTCTAAGATGTATGAATTGATTCAGTCTTCTTTAGGTGACGATATTATAATTAAATCATTCCTAGATGCGATGAAACTACAAGATACAGAAAGGTTTAATCAATTAGAAAAAATCGCAAAATGGTCTGAAAATAAAGATTCTAATCGTTCTTGGATTGGTGGGGCTCTAGAAAACATAGAAAAATTTTGGGGCAATGACGAGTCCAAACTTGTTCGAGCATATTCAGACCCAGAAAAAGTTTTTCTCTATATTTCTAGTCTGTATGAGACTCTTGTTGTTTATGGCGATTTATTAAAAGAAATTGAACCAGACGAATATGATCATTTGGTGCAAACTGCTAAATACTCAATAGAAAAAGGATTTGAAGAGGGTCATGCTCGTGGGTTGTCTAGGCATGAAATTGTTCGTCTGAATGATTTAGCAGATGTTTTAGATTTAAATCCAAAAATTAAACATGAATTAGAACAAAATTCTCAAGAGCTTAAAGATCAAGAAGAAAAAAGACAGAATAAAATGAAAGAAGAAAGATTGTCTCAAAGGTTCTTAATTCCCGAAGGTCAATTTTCATATCTTGAAAAAGATGTTTGGAAAACTATACCTGATAAATTTCTTGAATATTATAATGGAAAATATGAAATTAACTTTGGTGAATTAGCATTGGATTTTATTGATGACGATACCAAAGAATCAATAAGTCATGACGCTTATGAAAAAGCAGAAGAAGAGGCTCATGGAGATGTTTCTGAAAGACCTTCAGAAACATATGGGCAGGATAAGAAAGAATTATTTGACGATATTGATTATTATTGGGATAAATTCATAGAAGATTATGAATTGGATGATATCAACGAAGATACTCCTGAACAGGAAATTCCAGAAATAATTAAAAAGCATTATGTTGATGATTTTATTGATTGGCGAAAAGAAAAAATGCAAGAAGACGAAGATAGTGATGGTAGATATACACCAGACACGGAATCACATGAATTCCAAATGAGAATTCACGAAATTGAAAAAGAATTGGCCGAGGAAAAAGCTTGGGAACAAGGATTGGCAACAATATACAATGATGATGGGGATATATTCATCCAAACTCATAAGAATAATTATGAAAAAATTAAGTCAATTATCAAAAAAACTATAGAATTAAATCTTTCTAAAAAAGACAATGATGGAATTCCATATTGGAAAAGTAGTACACCTATAAATATTGATTTTATACCTCAAGGGGGATTTAGAAAATCTGCTTATGATATGCTAAACATGTGATCTAATTATTTCACTAATTTTTTCCAGTTTTCCTGTTCGGACATATAAAGTGGGCTGTCTCAGAGTCGAACTGAGTTCTCATGTTCTTCAGACATGCGATAAATGACCGCACTAGCTCACAGCCCAAACAATCTCTTTAACATCAGACGATGGATCGCAGTCATAAACTACGGTTGTAAAATTAGATTCAGAAATGACATAAATCATTCCTTCAAAATCATCGTCGGATTTTTTATACGCAGATTCATCACGATATAGGAAAAATTCATTTTCGAGAGAAATATCATTGGTATAAGGTATCGCAACATCATCATCCACCCCTTGATACCACATATTTTTCCATTTTTTGAAACAAATCTCGACAATATATTCTTTTGAAAGATTTGTCAAAATATCAATGCCGCCTATTTCCATTATTATTTTCCTAAAAAGTGTTTAATCGCATCTTCCTTCGCATATCGTTTTTAATTCGTCGTTAACCATTCCAGATATTGCCCACTTTGGTAATTTTAAAGACCAAGCAAGACGAATACTTGCAACCCATATCTACAATGCCTTCTTTTCCAGGCTCAGTGCAGCCTAGAATAAAAGCACCAACAATTTTCACTTCTTCTTTTTTCATTTTTTAATTATTTTCTGAAAACAAGGGAGCGGAAGGCTGAGGTCTCGATCCCCAAACCCGTTAGGATTCCAACCGTTTTCAAGACGGTGTTGGCACGCCAGTCCAATTAACCTTCCAATTTAATGGGCAGAGAGGGATTCGAACCCCCGAACTCATAAGAGACCTGATTTACAGTCAGGTGCATTTAGCCACTCTGCCACCTGCCCATTATTTTTCCAAAAGCGGAAGTGACAGGCGACGACCCTGTAAGGCTATTAAGCCCACCTGTTTAGCAAACAGGCTCCTAAACCACTTCGGGTCACTTCCATTTGGAATTAATCAAATTTTCAAAGATCAAATAAAAAACCCTCAGCAACCCTCTTTTGAAAGGTTGCTGAGGGTTTTACCCCACAATTGTTCCTTTAGTCTAGGAAGCAACCTTCATCTTGTCATTGGATGACAAGTAATAATAGGATGACGAACTAAAGGATGACTTACTCACGATTTGCCTCAATTGTGTGTGTTTGAAACTTTATCAATGTTGTGAAGGTATATTAGCATCTCAGATTCAATTTTTCAAGGTTTTTTTAAAAATTTTTTAAAAAATTATTTTTCATCTGTTTCTGTGGCTCCTTTTGGAAGATTCATTTTGTAAATTCTATTTGAGATTGCTTGAAGTTTTGATGCCATTAAATTGTAAATTTTATTGCAAATTTTTCTAATTGTATCATTTAAAATCGTGTAAATAAAAGATAGTGGCCAAAATAAAATTCATCCAAAAAATACTTCTTTGTGTGAAGATATCCGTGGCGGATCGAGCGAAATTCTAGAACTTTGTTTATAAGCATTCCAAGAACTTGCATCTTCTGGAATTTTTGTATATTCGCAATATAGGCGAAATTTTTCTTTAATTTCATCAACTTGATTTTTGACATATACTATCCATTTGATAATTCCCCATAAAGTTCCTATCAAAAAATATCCCGCTATAATTCCTAAAGTCATAAATGGATGAATTTTTATAAATCCCCATGTATCTAAAATCCCAAACCATTGAAGCATTGTGATGTATAAAAACGAACAAATAGTTACGCCAAGATATAGATAAAATGAATCGTAGACAATGCACAAAAGAAATAAAAGCACACAAACTGATGTGATTGGAAAAAGAATATATGGCATTTTATTCTCCAAAAAAAAATAGATTTTTGTTTGATGGCACAAAAATCTAAAAGCCTTTAAATTTTAGTGATATTCGTGAGCATTAAAGGAAATGTAATTATTTCTAATCAAAATAATTCCTATTCCTGTAATTCCTTGGAAATCACCACTTCCACTCGTAATGGTATAGTTTCCGCCTGTAACATCGTAAATTGTCATCACATTCATTTCAATTGTTCCACTTGATGTGGTAATTGTAATGTTTCCTACTTGATCTTTTATGCTGCCAGCAATCGTGCTGGGGTAAATATTTCCACCAATTCTAATATTGGCAGATCCAGAAAAAGTCCAATCTGAACTAGATGGAGAATCTACATTGACTTGTCCTTGAATCAATGTTCCTGATGCAAACGAAGGTCTGTATTCATGTGGATTAAAACTTGTGTTTGAACCACTAAAAAACAAAACACCAGTGCCTACCGAATTGACAAAATTACCAGTTCCACCAGTAATTTTGTAATTTCCTGCTGTCATATCGTTTAATGTAATGACAGATAGAGTCAAATTGCCATCACTGGTAGCGACAGTCAATGTTCCGGTGTATGTTTGGGTTGAAATTGTGCCTTCAACTGAGGCTGAATTATAAGAGATCCCATTAATTATAATGGGTCCAGTATAAAATACAGTATAAGGAGCATTTGCAAGGGCTGGAGGTGTCAGTGAATCACTTAGAGATCCTGTGATTTTAGTGGGCAAAGCAACATCGGTATGCGGAGAAACATGATTTTTATGATTTTGTGATACATGCGATACAGGATGGTGAATGGGATTGTGAATAGGATGATGAACAGTTGTCGAAAGAAGCTCAATCTTTTCAAGATTTTCAAGAACTGGCTTAAACTTTTTCATGCTCTTGGTTTCTCCGTTTGAGTTGGCGTTGGTAATTGTTGCTTTTTGTGTGGCAACGATAATGACTATACCATTACTTTTTTTATTGTAAAGAAGAAAATTTAGAATTCTTTAGACTAAATAATTTAATGAATACTTTTAAAGAATTTCTAGAGTCTAAGTTAATAAATGAAGATGCTCCTCCTCCTGGCGGTGCAGACATGGGAGGAATTAGTTCTCCTGGCTCTTTACCTCCGGGTGGGGGAATGGGTTCTTCTCCTATGCCTGGAGGATTAGGTGCTGGTTTAGGTGACCCTCCTATGGGTGGTGGTCTTGGTGGTGGTCTTGGTGGTGGTCTTGGTGGTGGTCTTGGTGGTCCATCTATGGGTGGTGGACCCACAGGAACAGCCCCAACAAAACTTAAAGCGTATAATGTTTGGGATGTCTTGGAACGAGTGCTTGGCGATAAAAAATAATTGTTCTATTGATTTATTTTCAAAATTTCTGTAAATTTATCGCTTCAAGTTTGTTTTTTTGGAGCAATCCCGATGAGTGATGAAGTTTTGCTTTTTTCCGATCTGCATTGTCATTGCCACAAAAGAAAAAACGAACGATTGGAAGATTGTTTAAAGGTTTTGAATTGGGTTTTTGACACAGCGGAAGATAAGGGCATAGAAAACATATTATTTGGTGGTGATTTTTATCATGATCGCCAAAAAATAGACGTTTATACATACCAAAAAGCTTTTGAAGTTTTAGAAAAAAGACTTAAATCAAATCGTTTTAAATTGTATCTTTTATTAGGAAATCACGATCTGTGGTACAATGAAAACACGTCTGTTAGCAGTACAATTCCTCTTTCATCCCTTCCTGGCATAAAAATTATATCCAAGCCAGAAAGAATTAATATTTCAGGTTGTAATTGGGACTTTATACCTTTTACTCATAATCCCATTGCTTCGTTGGAAGATTTGAATCAAAGTCCGGGAAATCCTGAATATGCTTTAGGTCACATTGCAATTGATGGTGCGATTTTGCATGGATCTCAGCACTCTGAAGTTTCCGTCGAACATGATGGAGATATGATCAGCATAAGTCCAAGTATTTTTAGTCGTTACAAACATACTTTTCTTGGACATTACCACGCTGCACAAAAAATTAATTCAAACGTTGAATATATTGGATCGCCTCTTCAGCTTTCTTTTGGAGAAATGTTTCAAGATAAGCACATTATTGTGTTTAATGGATCAACAGGAAAAAAGGATTACATTTTAAATTCTTTTAGTCCTGTTCACTTGTACTTGGACGCAAATGATATAGATAAACACAATCTTGATGGCAATTTTGTTAAAATTAAAGTTGACGATATTGGATCAACAGACTTAGTTGCACTAAGAAAAAAAATAAATGATTCCAATAATCTTGCTAGTTTGGAAATTAAACAGCAAAAAAAACCAATCGAAGACCATTTAATTCAAGATGCCAAAGCTATTTTATATAATGGAAGTTTAATGTTTTCAAAATATGTGGATGAAGTTGGATGTAATGGATTAGATCGTGATAAACTTCTTCAATTTGGACAAAAGATATGTCAAAAAACCAATTAAATTATGTTATTACAGGATTTGATTCTAGCTACTATTGGAACTGGGGGGTGTCTTGGCTCACATCCCTAAGTTCCAAACACGACCCCAGCCACACGATTGTTATAGATTGTAATTTAAATTATAATATAAAAAAAAAGATATCAGATATGGGAGTTAAATTAATCCCATGTGAATATCAATATGATGACATTAAATCTTCTATTTTATTTACAATTATAAATTTTAGTAAAAAAACGTCTGGAATATTTGCGTATTGGGACGCAGACGTTTTTTTTCAAGATGATATATCAGATATTTTTGAATTGTCAAAAAATGGTTTAATCGTTTCAAAAAATAATAATTCAGGGTTTATTTCTGGACCAAGTTCCGAATGGAGTGAATTATTAGACATTCAAAATATAATCAACTTTGCTGGAGATAAAAACAATTTGTGTGATTGTTTAATTGAGCATTTTGGCCAATTAATATCTAAAGTTGACAATACATGGAATTTTATAGAATTGCCCGAATTAAAAAATATTGATGGGAAATTATATTTTGAAAATAAATTACAAAAAGTGATTCATCCTTCTGGAGTGATTAAAGACTATTTGCTTGGAAGCAATATTGATTGTTGGGAAAAAGTTTGTTGTAAATAGAAAAATTTATGTTGAGATTGCATTTTTTTTAAATAACAATATTATTGTTTTTATGAAAAACCTCAAATTCAAAATTATTTCTGCTCAGAATTTCATGCCTTTTGGTCCAGAAGGCATCCGTTTGGATTTTAGCCAATATCAGAACATTATTCTGATACGGGGAGAAAATCGAGATGCCAAGCAGATTGATCCGGCATTTAATTTTTCCGACGAATTTAAAATTAGCAGTAATGGATCTGGCAAAAGCTCCATTCAAGAGGTTGTTTCTTGGACTTTATTTGGGAGAACCATTAAACGTCCTGAAAAAGTTAAAGCAAAAAGTGTGGTTCACTTCAAGGTTGGAAAAGATTGTAAAACTGAAGTCTTATTTGATGATTATCGAGTTGTAAGAACTCGATCAGAAGGTGGAAATGACAATAAAAACTCTTTGAGGCTTTGGAAAAGCGATCAAGGAATTTGGGATAAAAGTACCGAATTAACTCAAGGTACTATGGCGATGACCCAAAAAGAAATTGAGAACATTATTGGATTATCATATGATTCTTTTGTAAATATTTGCGTATTTACAGACGATCAAAGAAATTGTTTTTTAGAATGTGAAAATAAACAAAAAAGAGAAATAGTAGAAAACCTTCTATCTTTGGGAGAATATCGAGAATGGAGTGAGAATGCAAAGAATTTAAAAAAGGAAGTTAAATCGAAAATTGATTTAAAATCAAAAGAATACAACATTCTTTTAAACAATAAGGATGACGCCAAACGCAGATTGGATCTTTCTCAAAAGAAAGATCAAGATTGGAAGTCTTCTAAAAAAAATGAAATAACTGTAATTGAAAAATCTATTGAGTCCAAAATAAAAGAACTCACATCGACAGATGCGGGATCTGCAATTATTGCTTATCAAGAAGCACAGGCAAAAATTAAAGAAATTAATGAAAATTTACCAAATTTAGAAACAACAAAAGATTCTTTATTAAAAAACCTTCAGGCTGTTCAAAATAAAGAGACAGAACAAAAAAATGAAGCCCAAGAACTTTTAAAACAATACAATGATTTTTCTAATCAGGCCAAAATTAAATTATCGGAAAGGAAGAAAAAGGAGTCCGAAATCCTTGACCTTCAGTCTAATAATCCAGGAACTAACTGTGAAAAATGTCGAGGATTGATTGAAAAGGAAAATATTGATTTATACGTTTCTAAATTAAAAGATGATATTGGGAAAATTAATTTAGAAATAAACTCTTTGATGGAATCTGCATCTGAAATTTCAAAAAGCATAGAAGATTTGAAGCAAAGGCAAGAAAAAGTCAAAAAGATGCTCTCTCAATTAAACACTAAGATTTCTGGTGTTGATATTGAAATACGCTCTCTAATGAGCCAATTAACAGCAGCAAGCAAAGTTCGTGAGCCTAAAGTTGAAAATTCTGAAGCTTTGCTAGAACAGCAAAAAAATGATCTAGAAAGCCAGCTTGAACAAAAAAAATTAGAATTAGCCGGTCGGTCTCCATTTCAAGATATCATTGACAATGATATTGTAGAAATGGACAAAGTGTCTGTTAATATTTCTGAAAAAGAAAAAGAAATTAAAGATTTAGAGGAAGATTTGCCATATTTTGATTATTGGATTGCCGGATTTGGGGAACATGGAATTCGTAAATGGGTTATTGAAGGTATTATTCCAGAACTTAACAATCGTATAAACTATTGGCTTCAATTTTTGATTGACAATAGAATTACTCTTAAATTCGACAATGAGTTAAATGAAAAAATTGAAAGAAATCCGGTTGATGGTGATCCATACGTTTATGATGTTATGTCTACAGGGCAAAGACGTAGACTTAATTTGGCTGTTAGTCAAGCTTTTGCACACATCATGACAATTAGCACAGGATCTATTCCATCTATTGTATTTCTTGACGAAGTCAGCACGAATGTTGATCCTTTAGGTGTTCAGGGCATCTATAACATGATTTGTGAATTGGCAGAGGACAAACAAGTTTTTATTACAACACACGACCCAGATCTATTAAAAATGCTTCAGGGATCAAGCGTTATTAATTTAATGCATGAAGATGGATTTACAAAGTTAACCTAATTATTATTTTTTTAAATAAAAATTTTTAAATTAGTAAACTATACCTACATGTCCATACACAAAGAATTGAGGTCAACATGAGCATTTTTGAAAAAAGAGTGGCGTTTAAACCATTTGAATATCCTGAAATTACTGCATACAAGGATGCAATCAATCATAGTTATTGGTTGGTTAGCGAATGGAATTTTTTAAGTGATATCCATGATTTCCATATAAAGTTAGACGATGTTCAGAAGAATGCAATTAAAAATGCATTACTTGCTATTTCTCAAATTGAAATTAGTGTAAAGAAATTTTGGACAAAGTTAGGAGATAGATTTCCAAAAGCAGAATTTGAACAAGTTGGTGTAACTTTTGGCGAAAGCGAAGTTCGTCATGCTGATGCATATTCTCACTTGCTTCAAGTCTTGGGTCTAAATGACGACTTTGCCTTGCTTTTACAAAATCCGGTAATTCAAGGAAGAGTTGATTATTTGACTAAATATCTAAAAGGCGCATCAGACAACAATAATGAAAATTACACTTTAACTCTTACTTTATTTTCAATTTTTATTGAAAATGTAAGTTTGTTTTCTCAATTTGTTGTTATAAAATCTTTCAATAAACATATGAACATCTTAAAAGATGTTGATAATGTTGTGCAAGCGACTCAAAAAGAAGAAGCTATTCATGCATTATTGGGAGTTTATATTATCAAACAAATACAAAAAGAATTTCCCGATTGGTTTAACGAAACTTTCTATAATAAACTTTATAGAGCTTGTAAAAAAGCTTATGATTCTGAATGTAATATCATTGATTGGATTTTTGAAAAAGGAGAGCTTTCATTTTTACCAAAAGACGTTCTTAAAGAATATGTTAAATCACGTTTTAATGAAAGTTTGGAAATGATTGGTGGAAATAAAATTTTTGACATAGATCAAGACAAAGTATCTCAGTTAAAATGGTTTGAAACTGAAATTCACGCCGAATTGAATACTGATTTCTTTCATAAGAAACCAGTAACTTACTCCAAAAAGATGCAATCAATTCAAGCAGAAGATTTATTCTAATTAAAGGGAAATACACATGAACAATTACAGATGGCTTACAGAACTTTCGCAAATCTTTTTGGAACGTGATTACCTGCTTCCAGGTCAAACCGTTGATGAGCGTGTTGATATTATCTGCAATAGAGCAGAAGAAATTTTGCAAAAGCCAGGATTTGCAAAAAAGTTTAAAGAAAATTTCCAAAAAGGGTGGTATTCATTTAGCACCCCTATTTGGTCCAATTTTGGAACAGAGCGAGGATTGCCAATTAGTTGTTTTGGCAGCTTTATAGAAGATTCTATGGAATCTATTGCATACACTTGGTCAGAAGTATGCATGATGACTAAGCATGGTGGAGGAACCAGTGGTTATTTCGGTAACTTACGTCATCGTGGAGCAGCAATCACAGATAACGGTGAAAGTTCCGGCTCTGTGAACTTCATGCAAGCTTTTGATAATTTGATTAATGTTGTAAGCCAGGGAAAAACTCGCAGAGGTAATTTTGCGGCTTATTTGCCAATCGACCATGCAGATATTGAAGAATTTTTAACTATTCGTCATGAAGGTGCAAAAATTCAAGATTTGTCATTTGGCGTCTGTGTGCCAGATTACTGGATGCAAAGCATGATTGATGGCGATGTTGATAAACGTAAGGTGTGGGCAAAAGTAATCGCATCTCGAACCAATACGGGATTTCCTTATATCTTTTTCACTGATAACGTCAACAATAACACCGTTGATGTTTATAAAGATAAAGGGATGAAAATTACACACTCCAACCTCTGCACAGAAATACTCGAACCTGACTCTGCTGATGAGTCCTTTGTTTGCGATCTTGCTTCTATGAACATTCTTTATTATGACGAATGGAAAGATACAAACGCTGTAGAGCTTCTAACGTATCTTCTTGATGCTGTGATGACTGAATTTATTGAAAAAGCAAAAAAAATTAAATTTATGGAAAGAGCAGTACGATTTGCAGAACGCCATCGTGCGGTAGGGATTGGATGGTTGGGTTATCATAGTTACTTACAGAGTAAGATGATTCCTTTTGAAAGCATGGATGCAAAGTACATCAATACTGAAATAGCAAAAAACATCAAAGACGCAGCTTATAAAGCGTCTGCCAAATTGGCAGAAGAATATGGTGAACCTGAAGTTCTTAAAGGATATGGTAGACGAAATACAACATTGTGTGCTATTGCCCCCACAAAGTCATCGTCGTTTATTTTGGGACAGGCTTCTGAAGGTATAGAGCCAGCCAGAACCAACTACTATATTAAGGATCTTCAAAAGGGTAAATTTACAATTAAAAATGCTCATCTTGAGGTTTTACTTAAAGAAAAAGGCAAAGATACTGATGAGGTATGGACGAGCATTTTGAAAAATGGTGGAAGTGTTCAACACTTAGATTTCTTGTCTGATCATGAAAAGAACGTGTTTAAAACTTTTGTTGAAATTTCTCCTAAAGAAATTATCATACAGGCCGCTCAAAGACAGAAGTTTATTGACCAAGGACAGTCTTTGAATTTATTGATTGACCCAAAGACTCCGGCTAAAGATATTAACACTTTATATATTGAAGCGTGGAAAATGGGCATTAAAACACTTTATTATCAAATTAGTGTTAATGCGGCTCAACAATTCACAAGAAATATTTTGACTTGTACTAATTGTGAATCTTAATTTTCTTGGGTCGAATCCACTTAATTGAGGATTCGACCTTTTTAAAGGTTTTTTGAATGAGTAAACTATCAGGTCGTAGGTTTTCGATGTCGCAAGATTGTCGGCCTCTGCATGGATTGGGTCCAGATAAAAATTGGACGTTTACTGATATAAATGGACATGATCATTTTTATGAAGATGGTTATCCAACTTTAAAAGAAGTTAAAAAAATTCATTATTTTGGAGATGATGAATCTTATGAATGATGCTGGTTGTCCTCAAGGTCGAGATGAAGAATTTTAGATTGAAGCACAAGAATGCTTCAAATTGCCAAACCATGATACTTTTGGTCATGGATTTGGTGCTGACGATCCTGACTTTCAGAAAATTTTAGAATATTATAAGAAATCTCATGATCATCTTTAATCTATGTGTTGAATTATTTGCCCAAATAAATTAGACTTTATTTGGGCAAATTACTACTTTATCAAAAACATCATTGCATTTTCTAAGAAAGAAAAAATGGCTAAATATCTTGTTATTGCGGGTGGAGTTATTAGCGGTACAGGGAAAGGAATTTCTGCTGCTAGTATTGGGCTTTTGATGAAACTCCGTGGCCATAAAATTACACTTGTAAAATTTGACCCTTATTTGAATGTAAACGCAGGTGTTCTTGCTCCACGAGAACACGGAGAATGTTTTGTTTGCAATGATGGAAGTGAGGTAGATTTAGACTTAGGCAGCTACGAAAGAGTAGCTGGAATTGAAACTTCTGCTAAAAATATTTGTACTTCTGGGACACTTTATAAACAACTTATTGAAGAGCAAGAAAAAGGTTCTTATTTAGGCCAAACAATCCAAGTCCAGCCACATATTACCAATTTAATTCAAGATAGATTGGAAGATTTAGGCAAAGAAAATGAAATCGTTATTGTAGAAATTGGAGGTTGTGTTGGCGATAGTGAAAGTTTTGCATTTTTTGAATCGGTCAGACAATTTAAACAAAAATATAAAGATGATGTTTTGATTGCTATGGTTGCACCTATTCTTTGGGTGAATACAATTAAGGAATTTAAAACGAAACCGCTTCAAAATAGCGTAAAAGAACTTCAGCGACACGGACTTCAGCCGGATGTTATTTTTTGTAGAGTCGAAAAGCCAGTTCCAGAAAAAATTCTGGACAAGGTTGCAATGCTTACTAATGTCAAGCGTGAAGCAATTATAGAAGCTGTAGACGTACAAAGCATTTATCAGGTTCCTTTAGAGTTTTATAATCGTCATGTTGATGATCTTTTTACAGATTTGTTTCGTTTAAAGAGATCTTCTTGTCGAATTCAAAGGTATCGTGAAGTTGTTGAAAAGTATATTGCAAATGAATTGCCAGCCATCCAGATTGGAATATTTGGCAAATATGATAATTGCGACGAAGCTTATGTTTCCTTGAAAGAATCTTTAATTCATGCTGGAATTGCAAATGATGTTAAAATAGAAATTAAATGGATTAAAGCAGAAGATATAGAAAAATATAAAGATCAAAGAGGGATGCACAAATATTTTGAAGGATTAAGTGGAATAATTGTTCCTGGTGGGTTCGATAACCGTGGAACTGAAGGAAAAATTAAAGCTATTCAGTATGTCAGAGAAAAGAAAATACCTTTTCTTGGAATTTGCTTAGGATTGCAGTGTTCTGTTGTAGAATTTGCAAGGAATGTTTGTGGTCTCGATGGTGCCAACAGTTTGGAGTTTGATAAAGATACAAACTATCCAGTTGTACACTTTGTTCAGGGACAAGAGGGTCTTGATAAAAAATCTGCAAATATGAGATTAGGATCATATAATTGTGAATTAAAAAAAGATAGTTTGGCGTTAGAGTTGTATGGTTCTAAATTAATTAGCGAAAGACATAGGCATCGTTATGAGGTAAATTCAATTTTTGTAGACCAATATGAAAAGAAAGGTTTCAGGGTTACAGGAAGAAATCCTGAAACTGGTCTAATTGAAATTATGGAATTGGATAGAAATATTCACCCTTATTTTATAGGAACACAAGCACATCCAGAGTTTAAATCTAGATTAATGCATGCTGCTCCTTTGTTTAAAGGTCTTATTTCTGCTGCTGTTAATTTTAGAAATAGTTTTTCTAAAGAAAAAGAACTATCAAATGCAATTATATCATCTTAAACAATAGATAAAATTATGAGATTCAAAGAATTTATTTTAAATGAACAAAAGGCTTATCTTTCACAAAAAGTTGGAGATATATTAACTGCTGTACATGAATTACAAGATGATTCAAAAAATATGGGAACTAGAGATTTGATTCGATTCTCTGAAAGAATTGTTAATCAAATTAGACGAATTTTGCACAGCAATTGGCCTAGAGAAGAAAAAAAATATTTAAAAAGTCTTCAAAAAGTTGGAGTCGCTTTAATGAAAGCCATTGAAGATAAAGATGATCTTCCTGGCACGATTTCTGGTTCTGTATCAGTTCTTGAAAAATTAGTAGCTGATTTGGGAATGCCAATCAATAAATTGGCAACTACTGATAAGCCGCCAGAAGAAGATGATAAGGGTGTTGATAAATCTGTTAAAGATCAATCTGTGCCTCCTCCTTCGCCTAAAAATATTGAAAATTCTGGACCGGCAACGCCTCCTACGGGTGGAACGGGACAAGATTTGACAACACCTCCATTGGGTGGAAGTAGTGGACCTTTAGATGCTTTCTAAAAATAAGGTATAAACAATGTGTGGTATTGCTGGTTATATTGGTCAATCTAATGATCTAAATATTACTTATAATCTTATAACAAAACTTTTTGAAAAAATTGAGATTAGAGGTATTGATGCTTCTGGTTATTGGGGAGCAGAGCCGGGGGCAAAAGGAAAGGTTTATTATCATAAAGAGCCAATAAAGTCTAGTTTGTTTATAAAAAATTATTATTGGAAATCAGTCATGTTTAATGCCAATTTAAATATACTGTTGGTTCATTCTCGTGGTGCATCAAAAGGTGTTGGCGAACCATCAGAAAATTACAATAATCATCCTTTTACAAATTGTAACAAATCTATAGGATTGATTCATAATGGTCGAATAGATGATGTTGAATATAATGCTTTTAAGCAAAAATATGAAATTAAAACTAAATGTGATTCTGAAATATTGCTAAGAATATTTGAATCTGGAGAAATGTATGATGAAGAAGATTTAAATCATTTGAGGGATATTGATCATCCTCAAAGAATTGCAGGAATTAGTGATATTTTTAGTTTAATTAATGAAGGCCACATGGCCGTTGCTATTGGAGAAAGAGGATCTGGCAACAATAGAATGTTGTGGCTGTTTAGAAATTATCATCGTCCGCTATGGATTGTTGATTTGAGAGACATTTTAGGTCAGATTTTTTTTGTTTCTGAGCCTAGTATTTGGGAAAGTGCTATCAATGAATGTTATGATCTTAAAAGTATTTTTAAAAATCAAAGATTATATGAGTTGCCCACAGAAGAAATTTGGTATTTAAATGTCAATCAAGAAAATTTAATTCCAAATGTTGAAAGATATCAGGTTTTTAAAAATGATTTAAAACCTTGGGTTTTTGATGGAAAAAGAGTTTACTTAAAAGAAAAAGAATCAAATTTTGAAGTCATAAGCGGTCTTGATGATAATGATTTTTTAGATAATGATTATTATTTAGATGATTTTCATCAAGCTTGCGATGATATAATTGATTCGATTAATAATATTAGAAATGTTAATGAATTATCATTTCAAAATAATTTTATGTCTTATAATGAATTATATGAATTAACTGAAAATTTAGAAAAACAAAAAAATATTTTAGATAGGTTTTATTGAATTTAAATATATAATTATGTATGATTAATGAATTTGAAGATTCCGAAGACTTTATTTTGGAGCCATTAAAGCCTAAAAGAAAAGATAAAGTAAACGGCAAAAGAAAAGGTAATAGAGTAGAACTTGATCTAACTAAAGTTTTAAATAAAAGATTTGGTCAAGGGTTTAGCAGATCTGTAGGATCTGGAAATCGTTGGTCTCAAGTTAAAAATTTATCAGAAGAAGCAACTCAGATTTATAGCGGCGATTTAGTAACACCAAAAAATTTTAAATTTGTTATTGAAAGCAAAGGTGGTTATGACGCTATAGATATGAGTTCTATTTTTATATGTGGCAATAGTGAAATCGACAAATTTTTAGAACAAGTAACAAAAGATAGTAAAAGATGTGGTAAAAAACCCATGCTTTGTTGGAAAAAGAATCACAAACCATGGCTTGTTTTTATTCACACACAAGATTTAGTTGGTGATTTTAAATATAAAATGCAATATGGAAAATGGTCGATTGTTGCATTAGATCATTTTCTTAAATTAAATGATGATTTCTTTTTAGATAATATGTGATCAATCTCGAAATCATTCTGTAATCAACCACAATAGTTAAGATCACAACATTACCGAGTTGGTATTCCACGATTTGGATTTCCAATGTGATCCATGTTTTTTGTATTTTTTCATTGTAATGGTTTTATTGTGTGAATTATTGTCGGGAATGATTTTGTGTCCGCAACCAAGAATGTGAACTTCGACATGAACCCGAACTTAATAATTTTTCTCCATGGTTAAATCATATTTTCTAGACATCGCTTCAAAATTGTAAGATGTAATAAATGCTCTAGACCATGGATGTGAAATAAAAAAATTTTCAGACCATGAAATTGATTTAAGCCATGATTTTTCTGACTTCATGGATTTTTGCATCATGATGTGCCACTTTCTGGATATCTTATTAAGATAAAATGTTCAGCTAGAGAAATCTCCACAACATTGACGTTAACTGTAATGGATTCGTATTCTAATTCTAACGGACAAATAATTTCTCGTGCCGTTTTTTCGGCATGATCCTTATTCAAGATTCCTTGCCCATTGAGGAAGAATGTTGGGATTTGTTTGGTGGCTGATACAGAGAGTCCGATTCTATCGGTTGTATGATGAACGATAGTGGCTTGAACTTGGTAGATCATTGCAATTCTCCTAAAGTTTGTTTTTATGTGTCTTTATTTTTCATTGTGTAGGTAACACTAGTATTTTTATTTTCTCCAATAAAATACTTAGCTCGAATTAATACTGGTTTTCGGAATATCATTTTTCTTTCTCTTCGTCCAACTCCATGTGCTTGCATTGCAAAGTGGCCTCTTCTCCAATGAGATTTTGGAGACTTGTGCAGCTTTTCAATGTCTGTGTTTTGTGCAACTTCAATTTGTTCTTCAATTTCATCATAGAATGATACTTTTTGATCAAATTCTAAGATGTTAATTGTGGCTAAAAGTTTTTGTTTTGCTTCCGATGCTTTTCTTGTTGGAATTCCTCCACGTTTAGTTGCTTTGGCTTCATCTGTCCAAATTTTATAATTTGTTGGATCTAAGGGTCCACCAACTTTGACAGTATAAAGAGACATCATCATAGCGAAATTAATGCCTAATCTTTGAACATTCTCGGCTGCATCAAATTCGTTTTGATGAGAATATCCTTGTCTTCGATTTCTATTTCGAACAATGCTGTCTTCAATTGTTTCATATTCTTCACGATCAGGAGTAATATGAGTGATAATATTGTTTTTGTTGTAAAAAGCACTAACTGCAATATAGTGATTTTTTTCATCATGATGTACAAAAACATATTTTGGAGACTCTTCAATTTTGTATTTTTCTTTGAGTTGTTCCCTATAATTTTCAGGAATTTCTAAAATAATGACAGGAAATGGCTGTTTGTAATCTTTGAAGCTATATCTTGCTTCTGCATTTTCCAAGGCTTCACATTGAAGTGCTGTGGGTTGGAAAATCTTAGGACCATCAGCCAAAGACTTTGAAAGTGTGTAGTACCATAGTGTTCCAACTACATCGAATTCAATAACGTTTATAATTTCATGAAATACCTTCCACATCATTGTTGGTTGAGAATTAAATTCTTTTTCACTAACGACAATGTCTTGTGGGCTTGCAGCGATTTCATTGTGAAATACAAATCTACGTGGTCTTGCTTTAATCGCACGTTGCGAAGGAATATCTTCATAAATTATCCAATCTTTTTTCCCAATCCAGTTTAATGTCGGGATATGCTCACGATGATCAAAAATTGTAAAATCCATGATGACCTCCTTATTCAAAGTCCGATAGTTTGTAAAAATTACAGTTTTTATCAATACAATTCTTTGTTGCACCTTCGGTAAGAAACCAATGCCAATATTTTGGCTTAGATGTCTTAATGGTGTTAATACTAAGTCCATCTGTTATTACAAAAATCGCTTCAGGATGTTTTTCCCCATTTGCAATTTCTTTTTGAATTTTTTCTTCTAAAATCGAAAAGCTTGTTCCTCCTCCTCCATATATTTTTTTACTTTCTATTGTTGTTTCTTCAACCTTGGTATCGAAACAAAACAATCTAACATTGAATCTTTCTTCTGGAAGACTCATTGCTGCTGTAAAGAAGCGATCTTTTAAATGACCGCAAGATCCAGAAGTGTCCAAATAAAAATAGACATCAATTTTTTTATTGTCGTCTGCTTCTTCAATTTCTCTTTCAGAAGGCAGAAACATATGTCTTGACATTGCGTTCAATCTTCGGTCAATTGTTGCCCATTGCTCCTGATCTTTATCTTTGTCAGATAGATATTTTTTACTCCATTTTTTGATAATGCTTTCCCACTTCTTTTTCTTTTGAGGTTGGCTTACATTTACAAAATCCCATCCTCCTGTGCCAGAGCCAGCAGTGGGATTTTTTTCTTTTTCTTGAAAGTGTTTTTCTATGATTCCTTGTAAAGATTTTTTTTCTTCTGGAGAAAGTTTTTTATTAAGTTCTTCAATAATTTGTGAAGACTCTTCCATTAAATCGTGATCATCCACAAGAACAGGTGTTCCTCCACCTTCTCCATCTCCGATCCATCCATCACCATAAGTTTTATCAAAAAGGTTGTAATAAAATTCAAAAGTTTCTGTTGTCGGTGGCAATGGATTTTTATGCTTAAAAATTGTATCTACCCAGCAATAGTTTTCTTGTCCAAAAATATTCTCTCTAGAGAATCCAAAATTTTCTACTAGCGAATGATTGACAACAATATCAATCGCATAATTTACCGCTAAATTATTGGCTTTTCCAGAATCCTTTGCTCTCAATCCATGATTTAATATGATATGTAGTGCTTCGTGTGCAATCACAAATAGCTTGTGTTCAAATTCAATTTTGCTCCAAAATTTTGGATTAAAAGTAAATAAAACAAACTTTCCCATTTTGTCAAAACCTACGGCAGCAGTTTCTATTTCTTCGGAAAATACTGGTTTCCCCATCTGCCAAATTTTGTAAAAAACAGCATGATGCTGCTCTAAAGCAAGGCTAATTTCCAACCATTCTTTGTTTGAAACAACTTCTTGCATATATTTTATCCTTTTTTTTGGTGAAAATGAAACAGAGATATCCAAAGATATCTCTGTTTTTAAGCAATTAGATGTTGGTTGTTGTTCTAACTAATTCGTCCCATAATTGTAAATTCGGCCATTTTTCTTTGGGTGTTAGAGCCTCCTCTTTGATATTCAAATAAGCCTCGATCGCTTGGAAGCAGTTTTTTGCAATTCCCCACAAATTAGGAAATAACCGCACTGAAGAAGCAAACTCGTTTGCAGCAATTTTTTCTAAAATTGTTAGTGTTACTAGGCATTGTGTTTCTGATGGTATTTTTGGAACATTTTTTTCAATTTCGGTGTAAACTTTTTTCTTGTCTTCAAGATTTTGAATTGGTAGAAGTATGATTTTTCTAAGTGCTTTTTCATAATCTTCCTTGGATTTATTTGGGTTATAATAAAGTTGTGTTGCGGCACTAGATTCTGAATCGCTAAAGACATTTGCAATGTCTTGATTGTTTGTTAAAAATCTTTTAATTTGAGTTGATAAATTTTTGTTTGTATTTGCTGCTACGATTTCTTTGCAAATGTTCATGTAAACAGGAACATTTGCAGAATTATCAATAATATGTCGGCAGATGGCATCATTTTCAGCCATAAGCTTAGAGATTTTTTCTTTGGGTAGTAAAGGAATAAAGTATTTTATGAATGAATTTGATTTAAGAATATAATTCATTGCTGAACTATAATTGTTTTCATTTTTAAGAAACTTACGAGCGTCTTCTGAATTGCCTGATTGCATGAGCATTTCAAGTTTTTCAGTAATTGGCCCATTGTTCAAAGCGTCAATAAGACGTGTAACATTACATCCCATAGGCAAAACATCTCTCATGTCGCCTCTGAGTGTATAAATGTTCAAAGCATATTCTAGCCTTCGTGGGCTAATTTTGTTTTGCCAATTTTGATCTAGTTCCTTCCACCATTGAACAGCCGAATCTGCCAATCTATTCCCATATTTTTCACGAAACCATTCAATATTTGGCTCATAAGGAACTTCAATGTGAATGTGATATCTGTCCGTTTGAGCAACGTCCATTTTTTCTACATTATATGCGATTTCGTTATCATCATCTGGGTTAATTGCCGCCCAAATGATTTTAAGTTTTGGAAAAGGAGTTCCATTAATAGTTTTAAATTGAGTTAATTCCATCAATGCATTTTGAACTTTGGGCTTAGAACGATTTGCCTCATCAAAAAACATAGCTTCAACTGTATTGGGATCAATTCTATGTGGTCGGATTAGTTCGAGATGACTCCTTCCAGGATCAGCTTGCAAAGCATGCTCTACAATTGACAAAGAGTTTTTTTCTGACATTTTCCAATTATTGCTGACCCATTCAATTGCCAGATTACGATCAATCTTGTACAATTCTTTAATAATATAGAATTCTTCAGGGATCTTGTTCTCTTGTTTTTCGCAAGGAACGCCTACAAAATCAACCCAAGGGTCAATAGTAGCCGCAGAGAAATAAAGGAAATTTAACTTATTTCTTTTAAATGCATCTAGAACAATTGTGCTTTTTCCAACGCCTTGTCTTCCAACAAACAAGACGTTTTGATTGTGCTCAATCCACCAGTCCAATTTCTTTGCCAGCACAAAACTGCTCATTGTTTCCCTCTAAATTAAAGTTTTAAAAATAACTCTGTAAAATTAACACTAAAATTTTATTTGTAAATCAGTTTTTTTTATTCCACCAAGATCCCTTTGGAATTTCCCATCCTTCTTCCCAATGGAAAATATCATCTTCTTTTTCGTAGACTCGGTATTGTGGTTTTTCATTTATAACACTTTCAATGCTTGAAAGTGTCTTTTTGTAAGCAATTAGATGAATATTGACTCTGCTAATTTTTGCTTTATTTAAAACCAAATACAAAGCTTTAGCAGGATCTCCATCTTCAGAAAACTGAACGTCTCTCAATCTTGAAACAAAAGGTTCAATTTTTTCTGGTCCATACCACAAATATGCTTTGGCAACGGCAGCTTGAACTTCTGCTCGTGCAATTGGTAGTTTTTCACTTACCCATTCAATCACAGGTTGCCACTTATGGGCAAATTCAGCGATTTCTGTTTCAGTGTATCTAACCTTATTTTGCAGACCATTCATGATTGCTCTGCAAAATCCTGCTGTTCGATTGCCAAGTTTGGTATCAATAACCAATTTAAGTTTTTCAATTGAACTTCTTTTTGCTCCTGAATCTACTGTAAACTTGGCCTCTTCCAAACAATTAAATGTAACATAAAATGGCCATTGTTTGCCAGACTCGACTAATCCTGTTAGTCGATGGCGACCATTGTAAACAACTCCATTATAATCAATTCCAATTGCTTCGTCAGATGGTATCCAACGATCATTTTCAATATCTCTTCTATATGAATCTTTTAGCCATGGTTTGATTTTTCGATTTCCATCTGACTCTTTCCATGTGTTTTCTAAAAGAGATTTGGCCATCTCTGTTGTCAACATGACGAATTCAGAGTATTGGCTCCCTTTTTTCACATAGTGAAACCAAGGAAGTTTTTCATCATCTTCTAGTTGTTTAAAAAGGTAATGATCTCTATTTTCGATAGCTTCAGCAAAGATCATCTCTTTGTGCTTTTCGCTTGTGATAATCTTTGGTTCTGGTTTTTTAATTCCTGATGGACTGACAAGATGGATGTTGGGAGGATTTAATAGCTTGGTCCTGGCCAGAATCAGGTCAGCTACGGATGTTCTTCCTACAGTAGTAGAATTTTTAACTTCACGACTTTTAATTTTTGGTCGCCTTGACATAGAATGCTCCTTTTTTTGCTTTTGAAGCTGAACCCTATGCCATAATATCACAAAAATTTTGATTGTAAATCAAATTTCTCGTGAATTTTTTTCCTTTAGCTGTAAATCTGAATTGCGTTTTTGTCAGAAACAAATATATTCTCTCCAAAAGCAAGCTCAAACCAAATATTGTATATGCCTTCGTCATAATCTTCTGTGTCTAAGAAGTAGTAGGCATATCCTTTTTCCCTATAGTCCACAAGAGCCCGATCCACTATCAATCTAAGGTCTTGTTCTGCTGGGACACAATCTCCGCAGGCAAGTTCTATAGAAACTCGTAAATCTGAGACTATGGCGAGATTTTCGTAATAAGGGAGTATATCGGACCCTCGTGGAACATTGGGAACAACTTGAATTAAAATATATCGCTTGCTGCCTTTGCGTATTTTATTTGGTCTAAAATTGAAATTAAAATCATATATGGGAGGTATTGGCGTAGTAAACCACAGGTCTGAATACAATTGAAAATTGTTTGTAATTTGTGCGGTTGAACATTCTCCGCTTTCAAAAACAACAGACCATACGTCTTTATATTGTCCAATTGTGTATAAAGGATCTTGTGCCAAAACTTGAACTATATATTGTCCAGTTGCCTCTTGAACAACTTCATTGCCAAGAATTGTTTGAACTAATCGCAATCCTTGTGGATTGTCTGCTGATTTAAAAGTGTTATCTTGAGTGTAAATTTCTACTTTTTCAATAGATTGGACATCTCTTCGATTGTTACTGTTATAGGTAAACAATCGAAGATTGATTGTGTCTCCACATGTAGGATTTTGAAAACGCTCAACAGTTCTTGACATTTTTTCTCCAAAAATTATTTAACGACGCAAAATTTTAACTTGAATTAATTGATTTTATTTTCTTTTTGTTCAATAAATTTTTCAATTAAATATTTTCTTAAATTAATTGGCAATTTATAAACTTTTTCAGGTTCTAATTCCATATGATACAAAAAGAAAAAAATTTCTTCAATAGTTATTGGCATTTTTTGCTCCAAAAATTATTTAACGACGCAAAATTTAATGTTTCTTTTTACGGGCAGCTTCCATTGCTTGATTTTCTTTTTCTTTTTGCTCAATAAATTTTTCAATTAAAAATTTTCTTAAATTAATTGGCAATTTATAAGTTTTTTCAGGTTCTAATCCCATGTGATACAAAAAGAAAAAAGTTTCTTCATTGGTTGCTGTCCAAAATTCTAAGCTTGGGTCTTGTCCTTCTTGCGTCGAGGGGAGAAAAAATTTGATTCAATTGGTAAATCAATTTCAAAATCCTGTAAGCAGCTTGGGCAAATGATTTCTACGCTTGTGTTTACTCCGAAAGGAGGTTCATTAATGCAATTTCTAATATAAGATACATCGCTCATAGGAAGATTTTTAATTAAAATTTGCAATTCGTTTTTGTTTTCTATGCCATCAATATTGTTTAATAGCATTGCCGTTCGATAGGTAAGAGTATCATCTGTGGCCGAATCGCCAAACATTTTTATTTTTCTTTCACGATAATTAGAAATTTCTTGTTCATCTCGTCCTGTAGAAAGTCGATAAGAAAATGGAAGTTTCGTAGTTGGAAGAACGTCTTGTAAATTTGGTCCAAATTCATCTGGACAACTGTCAACATAAAGAGCGTTTAAATCAATGGATGTGCTGAATTTTCTTTCGCACTCAGGACATTTAATTTCAACATCGTAGTTTGACCCATAGGAAATGCCACGAAGATAAATTAAAAGATATATTCTGTCAATACTTAGCAATTGATCTGTTCGGAATTTTTCTTTGATACATTTTTGAAAAATCATATCCATTGCTTGTCCCTTTTTGACAAGACGAGATGTTGCTAAAATTTGTTCTTCTTCGCCAGTCATAGTTCTAATCGAAACAATTCCATTAGAAGGTCCATTTGATCCATCATAAAACCTTCCCTTGGAAGGAAGTTCAATTTCTTCATAAACAGAATTTGTTCCTTTTAGTTCTTCTAATAGTTCTTTTAGGTGATTGGAAGAATTTCCCGAACTTCTATTTTGTGGTTGTGGCGATGGGTTTTGTCCAAATCCACTCTTGGGTTCAGGCATCACTCCTTGACTTTTTTCTGCTCTAATCGCTTGAAGAAATTCAGGAGGAATATTTCCTTTAATGTTTAATCCTTCTAATGGTCTAATATTCGTGTCTTCATGGGAACTTTGCTTTATTCTTTCTGAAACATTTAATTTGTTTAATTCATCTTCTTCTGTTTGATGAGAATGAGATTCGTACATTCCTTCTTGATGAGGTTGCTCTTGATGGGGTCTTCTTGGGCGAAAGCTTTCATCTGCCATATTTTATCTCCTTAGATTACTAATTTATAATCAAGATATCTTATGGTTAATATAGCTTTATGGAAATAAATTTAAAAAATATTGAAGAATTAATTTTTTTTGACAAAAAATTGCAAGATCTACTGCCAGAATACCGTCATATATTTGATCAATGGCAAATCGGACAAAGAGTTCCTGGAATGAAATCTCTAGGACAAAGAAGTGTTTTTGAATTGCTTAATTCTTTAGGAAAAAAAGAAATTAGTGTTTTACAGAATTATTTTAATGATATAATTGTTTTAAACAGAATTAACAATAAAATTGTTGATCATTATCAATCATTTTTTGATGATCAAAATGATTTATGTCAATTTTTTGATTATAAAGATTTTTGTTTAACTATGGATAAAGATAAATTTAATATTACTTTTTGGAGATAAATTATGAGTTTGCAAGTTTTGATTCTATTTGTTTTAAGCACAATTGGAATGTGTCACATTATTGTTGATGGCTCTATTATGGAATGGTTTAGGAATTATTTAAAAGAATTTTGCACAAAAATTGGAATTCCTAGTTTTGGAGGAGTGGTAGATTGTTATCTTTGTTGTGGAACATGGTGCGGGTTTTTTATGGGATTAGTTTGGATTTCACACAATCCATTTCAAGTTTTTGCATGCGGTTGTGCTGGAGGTTTTCTTTCTAATCTTGCGGCTGTGATTCTTAATTGGGTGGAAGCTTCAACTATGGTGAATTTGCCAAATGAAAATAATTAATTTTTATCAATTTTTTTGTGATAATTGTAGTTATAAAAGAATTTCTACAGGATCTGATATTCAAGATTTAATTCAATTAAAACAAAATGCTATACCTCGTGGATCGCCATACCTAGATAAACATACAAATGAAAAAATTGTACCTCCTCCTATAAGTCGATCAAAAATTTTTAAGTGTCCGAAATGTGGACATGCGATTAAACCTTTTAAATTAAAAGAGGAAAGTTCAAATGACAGGAAAATCAGTGGGATTGATGGAAGTGAAACAGGCTTTACGGGACAAGAGATTTCGTGAAAGTTTGCCGGGCGAACTACAACCAGAAATACAAAAATATTTACAAAATCCAGGGTGTGCCTGTAATGTTCCTATTTATAAAAAAATTATGATTGAAGCCAAGCAACAACTTCAAAATTATTATCCAAACAGATCAATTGCTAACTTGGAAGAAGAAGCTTCTAAATTAGCTGAAAATCATTTTAGTGTGATAAATTGTCATGTTGATGAGTTAGAAGAAAAACTAAGAAGGCTCAATCCTGGAAGAAAACAATTAGCCGTAGCAAGGTATGAGGACAGAGTTACTGTGGTTGTTAATGAATTAGATTTAGTTTTTTAAGGGGAAATTATGATAAATCGTAGTGAAATTGGAGATGTTCTGAATCATTTTGGATTGGTTGGCAATGGAATTGAAATTGGTGTTCAAAAAGGAGAATTTTCTAAAGAAATTCTTTCTTCTTGGAAAGGCGAAAAATTATATCTTGTAGATTGTTGGCAAAAACAAGAAAATTATGATGATATTGCAAATAAAGATGATAATGAACAAGAAGAAAATTATAAACAAACATTAAAAAATGTGGAAAAATATAAAAAAAGAGTAAAAGTTATCAAAGCTTTTAGTAAAGATGCAGCAAACAGTTTTGAGGACGGGTTTTTTGATTTTATTTATATAGATGCTAATCATTCTTATGAAGCTGTTAAAGAAGATTTAAATTTATGGTATCCTAAGCTAAAAGATGGTGGAATGTTTTGTGGTCATGACTTTTTAGAAGGAAGATTCTACGATAGTGATTTTGGCGTAAAGTCTGCTGTTACAGAATTCGCAAGATATTTGAATAAAGAGCCTTATGTTTGCGGTTGCACGTCTTGGTATTTTTTCAAATCAAAAGATTCTAAAAAAAAAAAAATAGGGTTATTAAATGTTTATGATCAAAATTATCAGAGTTTAGCTGATATTACAATTCAAAATAAAAAAGATTATTGTGACTTACATGGATATGAATTTATAGATTTTTCAATTGCAAAAAATAATACTGGAAAACATGTTGCATTTAGCAAATTTTATGCAGCACTTAAAAAGATGTATAATTACGATTGGATATTTTATAATGATTTGGACTCATTGATCATGAATTACAATATAAAATTGGAAAGTTTTATAGACAATAATTATGACATGATTGTAAGTTATGACATTAATGGATTAAATTCTGGACAATGGTTTGTTAAAAATTCTCCGTGGGCTCATAGTTTTATGAAAAAAGTTTTTTGTAGAGATGAATTTAATGAATTTGGAGGATGGGCAGACCAAATAGCTTTTTGCAACACTTGGTTATATTCAGGTGAAGCAATGCAAAAAACTAAAGTCGTTCCTCAAAAATTATTTAATTCTTATTTGTATGAAACTTTTGGAAAAAACGATGAAGGTGATAGTCCATATTGGCCACAAGGTCAATTTCAAAAAGGTGATTTTTGTCTTCATTTTTGCGGCATGCCACACGATATGAGAGAATCTTATATCAAACAATATTTACCAATGGTGATTAAATAGTGACATATCCTTTTGTTGAATCTTTAATTCTTTCGCAAGAATTAATCATTTTTTCAGGATATTCTTTGTATTTTGATATTTCTACCGGATAATCATCATCTCTTCTTCTTTTTTGTCCAATAATTAAAGCGTTTTCATAAAAATCTTTGGCTTTTTCATAATCCTTTACAGCGTAATAAATATCACCAAGTAAGCACCAAAATTCAGACATGGTTGGCATTTTCGCAATACAAGGAACTATAAATTTAATTGCACTATGATAATCTTTTTTAATGTAACAATTAACCATTGAACAATAGTAATTTGTCATATAGACAGATACTCCGTTTGATTTTTCTTGATGTAGATAAAGATCTGCTAAATTTAAAAAAGAATCCCAATTTTTATTTATTAGGTGGAAGCATGCTGTGTAATATATTGGTTCTGTCGCTAAAGGGTTTTTAGATTGCCATTTTTTAAGTAAATCTAAATGTATGTCTGAATTTTGATTATTGCCAGAAGATATATAAATTTCTGTGGGTTTTGAGTTTTTAAAATTGATTGTTTCGTAAACGGGGTTTTTAAATTTAATTTCCATTTCTTTATGAAACAATCTAATTTGCTTTGTGATTATGTCATTCTGTATTATCGAGACATTATAAACATCTTCTTTTTTTTTGATTAATTCTTTTATTTCATCTTTTCCGCTTATTAGTATTTCCCATGGTTCTATATAAAAGTTCCATGGACTTTCTGAAATTTTTAACATTTCATTTTTAATTTGAGATAAGTCATTATTTAATTCTATTTTAATTGGATTTAATTTATATTTGTTACATAGGCTTACAGTGTTATCTTTAGATCCGATATCGCAAATAATTATTTTAGAATTTAAATTAAAAACAGATTCAATAGTCTTTTCAATTGTGCTTTCATTGTTCCTGGTCATGATGTGAATCGTCAGAGGTGATATCATCTTTTTTCCTGAATTTTTGTTGTATTAGCCAATCAATTGCGGAAGATTCTAATGGCATTTCTTCTTTTTTGTATTGATCACGTAAATTTCTGTAAAATTTTGATACATTTGGTTTTTCTAATATTTCAATTAATATTTCATATATTTTCATATTTGTTACTAAAATAGTTTAAGAAAGAATAAATTGTCGGCAGTATATAGATATCCTTTCTAAGATCTTTTGATAAATTTAAGGAGTTTGATGGCAACAGAATATCTGAACAATAAAGTCTTTGAAATACTTATTGTTAAATTTCAACAATCTAAGAAAAATAGAAATAAGTATAAAATGTTTATGGATGATATTATTGCCACAGAACAAAGGACTTTAAAAAGAGGAAAGTTTAAAAAGCCAGAATCTTGGATAGAAGCAGAAAAAACTTATTTATTGGTAGATTCTGAATTTCAAGAGATACAAGGACAATTAGCTATAGCATTTTACACTCTTTCTCAAAATATTGTTAGATATGCTAAATTTAATCTTATTGATCAAGACGATGCAATTCAAGATGGTGTAATGGTTTGTTTTGAAAAAATAGATAGATTTGATCCCAAAAAAGGCAAAGCATTTAATTATATGACAACTTGTATATTGAATGCTTTTCGTCAGCTTTATAGAACGGCAAGAAATTATAATGAATTAAAAAGAAAATATTTAGATCTTATGCAGATTCAGATGGAACAACAGTTGCCCGCATCGAAAAACAAAGGATATATTAAAAAAAATTATAATTTCAATGAAATGTTATAAAAAATATTTGAATTTTTTGATTTAAATTTTATAATTATATGTTATTTAAATTATTTGGCTGGTAAAATGAAAAATTATATTAGTAATTCTTTTGATCAATTGGAAAACCAAGAACTTATTCAAAAATTAGTAGATAATGGATATGGATCTCTTGTAGATGCTTTTTTGCTTAATGACAGTAAAGTTTACACAAAAAAGGGAAGATTGAATAAAAGCGGCGCATGTCGGGTTATGAAGTGCAAACCTAAAGATCTTGAAGATGCAATTAAGGCTTGTCAAGAATTGTTGCAAAAAGAAATGGATTTTGAAGAAAACGTCGATTAGGCCGTTATCATAATCAAGTTGGGTTGTATTTTGGGTTCGTTTAAAGAGATCCTGCATAATCAATGTATGCTCTATCATATCTAATTGTCAGATCGCAAGTAATAACTTCTGACGTAGACATGTCTAGTTCCCCGAATTCTACTGATTGAGGCCATATTGACTCAAATATCCACGATTCAATTGCTTCTCCGCAACCATCATAAAGTTCCAATATGCCTTGTGGTTTTTTAAAATTATTTAGCGTGGGGTTAAACTCTCCTTTGTCTGGATTATATGCTAATTTTATCCATTCAAAAACTGGATGAGATATATTATTTTTAAGATCGTATAGTGTTAATGTGATTGGCTTCCATTCAGGTCTTCCTGGAAAATAAACAGTTTCTGTAACATGCTGTGCTTCAATTTCTTTAAAAGAAACTGATGGTCTCGCCCCTTTAGATGGAGGCAAAGAATTGACGCCTTGGGCACTAACTCCATCAATTTTAAACAGCCAACGATTTTTTCTTTTAAAACAAGCATTTGGACTCTCTAGTCCAAAGTCAAATCCCATTGATCTTGCCATTTAAACCTCTTGATATATAAAAACACCTTGCTATCAATATAGTTTGATAGCAAGGTGTTTTTATTTTTAATTTCACGCAACAGAGTTTCCGCCCAATCCTGGAGGAAAAGACCCAATTGGACCACCACCAGTGCCAGTACCAGCACCAGATCTTCCACCAGATCCTCCTCCAGAAGTACATCCACTGCAAATAGAGTATGGGTCTTTTGATCCACATAGATTTGTGTATGTCACTTCTGAATAACGAAGAGTCGCTTCAATTGTAACTTCTTCAGAAGAACTAAAATCAAGTTCTCCAAAATTAATTGCTTGTGGCCACATGTTGTCAAGATCCCATATTTCCAACTCAGTTCCACAACCATCATATAGTGTTAATATACCTGCTCCAGAATAACCTTTGCCAGTTCCTCCTTGTGGTCCTTTTCTTGACATTTGTTGCAATCCAACTGGGTCAAGAAAGTTATAAACAGAAGCTAACCAACTATAAAGAGTTGTTATGTCTGATCCTGGCCCAAACAAGTCATAAAAAGTAACTGTTATAGTTTCCCAAGATGCTTTGCCTGGAATCCACATTTTTCCATTAAGAAAATTTATTTCAGTTTCTTCAATGCTTACATTAGGACGAGATGCTATTTTAACCAAGTAAGGCGAAATGGTTGATCCGTTCCAATCTATTTGAAGCGTCCATCTAAATTTTCTTTTAAATCCTATATTTGGTCCGGCCAATGCCCCCATTCCCATATTTATTGCCATTTTTTATCTCCTTTTTTAATTATATTATAATGTTGTTGCAGGCTCCGTAAAACTTCCGGTTCGATGTATAGAAAATTCTAAGAAGATAAACTCAGCAGCACGTACTGGTTGAATCCCAATTTGAGCACGGAATTCATTTCTATCTACTACATCTGGTGTATTTAATGTTGCATCGGCTACAATGATAAAATCATTAATGCCACGACCAACTTTTACTTGATTTAGAATTCCTGACGCAACTCTAATAAATTTATTTTGGAAAATAGAATCATTTGGATCAAAAAGAAGTTGGCGACTAGCAATTCTAATTTCTTTTTCAATATAGAACATTAATCTTCTAACATTTACACGATCCAAAGCTGTTGGGGTTCTTTGCATGGTTTTTTGTCCCCATACCAAGAATCCATTGACATCTGGGAATTGAACAATTGGATTAATACAGTTACGATTTCCATACATCAAGTCACGTTCGGCAAGTGTGGGTCTGTTGTAAATATCTGTAATTCCAGGAACAATGCCACGAGTCATTCCAGCAGGAGCAAACCAAGGAGCCGACAAATTGTCGCTACGAGCAATTGTTGCTAATATTGCACCACTTGGAGGAATCCAAACATCTACTTGATTGTAATTGTCACGATACTTAACCCATGGCCAATAAAGAGCACCAAAATCCGAATCAAATCTGGTTCCATTTAATGGATGTGCTCCATTTTGCCATGCTGTTATTTCATCTACCGTTAGACCAAAAGGAGGGTCAATAATTGCCAAGCAATCTTGTCTATAGTTTTGACAAAAATCTAATAGTGCGGAAACAACTGATGTGCTTGGGTGTCCAGGAACAGCAATTAAGTCAATATCAATTTGTTCTGGTTCGGATAGAGTATAAATTCCTGTGTATCCAACGCTGTTTCCTATTAGCAAAGAGTCTTGTTTATCTGGATCGGCAGGAATACCATCAGTTCCTCCAGAAAGGCTATATGTTCCATTTAAAGGGCCAGCACCTTCTGCCATGTTGTCTGTCACTCTGATATAGTCAGAAACTAGTGAAATATATGTTTCAACATAGTAGCTGCTTGTTTGATCTTTACTTAGATTTCCCCAAGATTCTACTCCAACCCCATTGTTGAAAACCTGAAGAACAAAGTGTCCCTGGCGGGTATCGTTTGTTATGACAACTTGAGTTGAGTTTCCATCAATACCTGGGCTATCTGCAAAAACAGAGAACGAATTGCTTCCAGTTGTGTTTGCGGCACCTGTTACCAATCCATAGCTTGGAACACCAACATTTCCAGTGACTCCTTCTGGAGTATAGCCACTTTGTGTAATTGTGGTTAAACCAAAAATATCTTGTGCGGTTCCATCTGGTTTAACTCTAATTCGGGCATCAGTTCCGGTGTGATTTGTAGTAAATTCAAGATTATTTCCAACAGCTTTTGCAGTCCATCCTCCTGGTAAGCTACCACCATCAGAAACTTTTTCTGCATTAATTGCTGTTACAATATTAGAAATTGTATTTGTTGATCCTTCTAGAGAAGACAAATCAATAACTTGAACGACTCCGTCAATTAAAACATTATCTGTTCCATCTACAACAATTTCTAGATTTAATCCGGTTAGTCCTGTGAAGTCATAATTTCCGCTAGTTTGATAGCTAACATTAGGATATTGTCCCATGGTTCCAAGAACAGTTGCTTTGGTCATTCCTGTTCCTAAACCAGTTACGTTTCCGTTAAGAACAGTGTCTCCGTAAATAGCATTTTGAACAGAAACTAGTTCGATAGAAGCGTTTGGACCATATGCCCAGAACGATTTTACTCCAATTGTTTCGCTTGATGTTACGTAAAATTCAATTCCGTCATTTTCATAATCAAGTTGGCTGTTTAGTTCTGCAACTAATTCGGCAACAGTATATGCATTTCCAGTGTATGGTGCTGGTCTATTAGCATCAGAAAAAACAACTAAAGTCTTTGATGATAGATTCTCGTTTAATCTCCATCTGAAGAATGAATCAACATCAAATGAATAAGGTCCAGTTGTTGCAGATTCGATTTTTACTAGTGTTCCAGCAGCGGGAACATTGACCATTGCTGTTAATGCTTGCTCATCACTTACTGGATCAACATCAGCAACACGAACAACGAATAATTCTGTCGCTACTAACAAATAAAGTTGAGCCGCATAGATTAGGAATGGATCGCTCACGTCTGGATGTGGATTTCCGAAGGTTTGTTTAAGCTGGCGACTTGTTGTAATAAGAGTCGGCAGATTAACTGGACCTTTGGAAGCGAAACCAACCAAGCCCGCACGATGAAAAGATTGATTGGGCGCAATATAGCTTAAATCTTTTTCAGTTATTCTAACACTTGGGCTAATTGTGTTTGAAGGCGGGAACCCTTGTAAAATCGCCATAGTCTTATTCTCCCTTTCGTATCTTGTTTGATATGTGTCTTGTGGAAATTAATCCATTCTTCTCTGCTCTATCTATGTATTCAGTTGCTCTTTCTTCTTCTAAAAGATAAACATTTTTTCCTGAACCTATCCCTGGAATGTTTAGTACAGTAGAAGAGCGTGTAGCCGTCCTGGACTTTACAATTAACTGAACTGGGAACTTGTTTTTGTTTCTAATTTCTAACATTCTAATTCCTTAACAGATTCTTCTATTCTTGAGATAACTTGAGTTATTTCTTCTTCGCTCATGCCATCAACAAAATCAATTTTTGTTCTCAGCACGGCTTTTTTGCGTTCAATCGGTTGAGGTATATATGTTTCTACTGTCAAATTAAATTCATATTTAATTATTCTTATTGCTTGATCTCCAGGTTCAGACTCTAGATTATTGGCAATAGAATCCAGTTTTACTATGACTTCCCAAGGAACGCCAGTTACTCTTATGTATGCTGTTTGGCTAAATTTTAACAAAATTTGTTCAATTATTTGATTCATATCTTCACGATACATTGTCCAAGATGTTATTGTGTATCCAATGTTAATTGGAACGCCTCTGGAAAGTCCAAAAATTGTATCTCTTTTATATTTTTCGTTAATTGTTAGTCCTGGTTTTCCATTTTCTCTAAAATAATTTATTGCTTTATGATAAGTGTATCGGTTTAAATCATAATCAATTTGTGTTTGAGAAATTGCAATCATTGGAAGTTTAATTCGATCCACCACTAGTGTTTCATCTTTTCTTACATTATCTTGAACAATTGCAGCTACAGCTTTTTCTGGTGGTCCCAAAATAACAGGTATTGGCCATGCTTTTCCGTCCTCATCAATTACAACCACATTGCTAAATAAATCAATCATTGCTTCATCTGTGCCACGAATTGATTTAGAATAACGATAGAGGACATTTCTGTCGGGATTTTCAGGATCATCAATAATCAATCCTCTTTGGGCTGGATCACAATCTACCCTTGTTCCGAATCCCCTTTTTTTCATGGTTTCATTTTTAAGAAATCCCAAGCTATCAGGATCTCTTAAATTTTCTGAATCGTCTTTGCCACAATATGGTGGAGAAACATCAAAATTTGGATCGTTAAAAGATGTTCCTTTAATTCCGCAATCGTTTAAATTTTTTTGTTGATGATTTAGCATTTTTCCTCTATAATTACATATTCAACTGAGATTAAATTATGGACAAGTTAGAAATTAAATATAGGTTGTGGCATAAAGGAGTTCCCCCACGTCAAATTAAATTACAGATTCCTGGATGGTCTGGTGAACAAAACAGCCATACAGATGGAGACAAACCACAGCCCTGGCACTGTCCCCCGTTTGTTGATGGTGCCACTTATGGATTGGAGCTTTATTATCCATTTGAAACTGAGTGTCATGTGCGATTAGTAGATGGAAAAGTTGTATTTGAAGGTGATTTTGATAAAGATCAAATACAATGTCCCGATGTGAAATTGCCTCCTTTTATGTCTTTTGCTCCCGGTCATTTTGGGATGACTTCTGCTTTGGATATTCAAGTTCCTACAGGTTATGTTTTAAGAACAGAGCCTCACCCAAGGTATTACACAAGTGAATGCAACACAGTTCCTTGTTGCATTCCTGGCCACATTCAAACCGAGTGGTGGCCAAAATTCTTTTTTGTTGTTTTTAAGAATCCACTTCCAGGGCAAACTATTATTTTTAGGCAAGGGGAGCCATATGGACAAATTCTTATAATTTCAAAAAAAATAAGCTATGATATAAAAGAAATGACTTTAGGCGAATCTTTAGAACGAGCAGATTGTGATAATAAAATCAATAAATATTGTAAAAGATTTGTTAAAAATGATTGGCATGATCATTTGGGTCATAATTTTGATGATAAATATAAAGTTTTAAGCTCAATTTGCTCCAAACACGGGGCAGATTCTGTGAAAGACTTTATAAAATCAGTTGCAAAAAAAATAGAAGAAAAGAAAAAGATCCCATTTAAATTTTTCAAAAAAGGAAAAAATGAAAAGCTTTAAAATAAAAAAAAGAGAAAATAGGCAGCCAATTTTTATTGCTGGTCCTTCTATAGTCTCTTTCAAGAAGCCGAAATTGCCATTTTTACTTTTTACAAAAATTCATAAGCCAGGAATCCAAAATAATTCCAAATTTATATTTTTGCCTTAACCTTGTGCTTGTTGTTGTGAAAATTGTTGATTTTGGTCTTGGTTGGATTGATCGGGCTGATTTTGAAATTGGTTAGATTGATCGGTTTGATTTTGATCAGATGAATTGTCTGCGTTTGCTCCAATTTCTTTGGAGAATTTGTTAAAAGCATTTTTGAATGAGTCATCTGAAACATTTTTTAAAGTTTCAAGGGCTTTTTTAACTTCAGGATCATCAAGAGGATTTCCAATTGCTGGAGATGTTTGTCCTCCTTGAACATCAGGGGTAGGAGGCGATTGTTGTTGTGATTGCTGCTGCATATCATTTGAATTTTGCATCATTGCATTTTCTTTTAGTATTTTTTGATAAAATTCATAAAACGATTTCATTTTTTCACCTATACAATTTTTATTTTTAAGTCTGGTTGTTTTTGGGTAACTTTGCCTTCTCCAGTAACCACGTCTTCTTGGAATCTTTGGCAAATTAATTCAATTCTCAAAACCCCCCACATTTTAAATTCGGCCAAGTTTCTTTGAACTATTACCCAATTTTCACGCAAATGTGGAGTGAATAATCTTGATCCAATTTTAGGAGGATGTCCTATATTTTGCAAAACTGCTCTATAGTTTAATTCAAACTTCATTTCATCTGGGGCATCAATTCCAAATTGATTTAATAAGTTTTGTGATGGAATGGGTTCATAATTACACCATAATTGAACAGGATTGTTTGAAAAAATCTTTCCTCTTGCTTCCAAATACACTGGATCTATCATATTTGGAGTAATAATTACTTCATAATAATAAATTGGAGATCCGCCACGCAATAACGCTTCTTGATCCCATAAATTAAAAAGATCAAATGTACGGTCATTTGGATCATACATTTGTGTGCTTCCACGCAGTTGATAGCAAGTTCCGTCTAGATTTTTTAATGCCATAATTTATATAGTTAATTAAGTGTTATTTTAGGAGTTATTGCTATTTGTCCACCATCAGTCGTTGGCAAAACATAAGGAGAAACTGTAAATCTTTCCACCCACAACAATTGAGGAGTTGCCTCGCTTGTTGTTACATAATATCCATAAACAGTTGCAATTGCTGTAAATGTAAAAATTTGTTGAGGATAGGATGCAGAACTTACTCCTCCTGAAGTTCCTACTGTCCAATTTGTTCCTGTTAAAGTAATTGGACTATATCCAGCTTGTGTTGCTTCTGTTAGGTCTCCAATAACAGTATTTTTTCCTGGTGTAATATTGTTTGTAAAAAGTCTAAGTAATCTCTGACCTCCAGATGGGGCCGATCCTCCATCTTGTGCTTGTTGATTGATAATATATTGAAGCATTAAAACATCTGCTGTATTTGGAACTACTAAAGACATAATTTTTTCCTTTTTTATTTTTTTAAATGACTAATATATTATATGGCAATTCGTAATAAAGATGGCACTGTATATAGATTATCTGCACCGAATCCTGTTATGAATACTCAAGAACTATGGAAAGAGTATCAAATTCACAATATGGAATGGGATACTGAAAAAATTGAAGAAGTTGAATTTATTCAAAAAAATGATGAACCGCAATATCAAGATGATTTTATTTCTAATTTAGACAAAGCAAAAGAAGAAATAAATGAAAAAGAAGAAATAAAGCCTAAAGAGGAAATAAAAGCAAAAGAGGAAAAGTTTGATTATATTTCTGAAGGAGAATCAAAAGTAGAAGGCTTTTCAAGAAAATCTATTATTAAGCCTGATCCTAAAGATGATGATGAAGAACAAGATGTCATTAAAAAAGTTTTTATTCATTGTCTTCCTGCAAAGATTCGAGAGAGAAAAGATTCACTTTATGGTGATTCTTATAAAACTGTACAATACGATGCTCCAACATCTTTTGAAGGTGTGGTTTTGCGTCAAGAGGATTTATTTATAGATGTTTGGGTAGATTTTGATGGCATTGGAATTGGTTCTATTCTTTATCCAAAAGAAAATTTTAAAAGATGGTGGAGAGTTCAAGAAAAAATGAAAAAAGCAGGAGGTTGGATATTGACGGCAGTTCCATCAAGTTTCCAACCTTCTTTCGAATTATGATTTTGTTTCTCCCGGCACAATTCTGGCAACCAATCCTGCTTTTTTAAGTTGCTCTCGATGATCTTCTACAGCTTTTGTGTATGCTGTTTCATACACATCTCTTATTAGCTTTAAAAAAGAATTTAAATCACCTTCAGTCATTAGGGAAACACTCAGTCTTTCAATAATTGGTTCGTTTGAAGAGTATTTTTCTTGCAATACTTCAAACATTGTTTTTTTTATATAATGACTACGAGGATTACTCATAAAGTCCATCCAATTTGCCACTTCAATCTCCTCTCTCTTTTAATGCTTTTTGAATGTTTTGAATTGAAGATTGGTATTGTTTCATCTCTTCTTCGTTTTGCGTTAATTTTATTTTTGTTTCAAACCATTGCAAAAGATTGTTTAGAGATTTTGGATTGGTTGTTTTGTCATATAACCATAATGAATTATGAGCAATTCCAACATAATCTCCTTTTGCTTTTTGTTCTGCAAAATTACCATTGTTCATTGGTATCGTTGGAACAGATAAAGTTGGTTTTGGCGTTATTATTCTTGCAGCTTTTTTAATTTCTTCAGGCTTTTGTGAGAATCCAAATTTTTTGTCAATTTCTTTTTGTAGTAGTGATAATATTGATTCGTCGTTTGAAGCATTTATTTGGGCTGCAATGCCAAGTGCGGCTTTGCTGTATTTTTCTCCTGTTTTTGGTTTCGCTATTTTTTCTATTTGTGATTCTTCCATATTTTGTTTTTCAACCAAATCTAAAAATCTTTCTAAAGAATCTAATGCTTCTTGTTCTTTTGGATTTTTTTGCATTGTAATAATGCCTTCTGATTCTTTTGCTTGCACAACCAAAGGATGTTTTTCAAATGCTTGCAATAAAGACTCAGATGTTTTATTTCCTTCTTTTATCCAAGAAATAATTGTTTTTTGTGCTGTATTGTCTGCTTGTTCTTGAGATGTTCCTGTTTTTTGTTGAATTAATTCCGCAAGTGTATTTTTAAGTTTAACTTGGAATATGATTTTATCATGAAGTCCCAATTCATAAATATCTGCATTTTTTTCTGCGTCTGTGCTTTGAGCAACTGTTTGCTTTGCTGCTGTGTTGATTTCATCTGTCATTTTTGCATCTTTTCTTATGGAAGATAATGAAGATCTTAAATTTTGTAAATCATAAGGAAAATTACGACCAGAAGTGTCTAGTATTTTTTGTCCTTTTTTCCTTTTTTCTTCAGAAGACGATCCATATAAAGATGCAGGGCCTTCTTTCGTTCGTGATTCAATTTCTGCTGTAATATTTTTTTCTTCTCCTCCTCCTGAGAAGTATTGTGTTTTTTGGATTTGTCCTAAAATCCTAGTTCTACGAGTTCCACCTCCAGATAAATCTTTTTGTAAAACAACGCCGATTTTATTGCGTGCAAAGTCTCTTCTTCCTGCTGCATCTAATAATTTCTTGTTTCCTAGATCTGCTATCATTTTCATAAAAACTAATTGATGAAAATCTTCTATTTCACTTCTTAATATTTCTATTTCATGGTTTGTTGCACCGCCACATCCATGTTTTAAACATTGTCTAATTCCCATTATAATATCTTCAAGATAATCTCCTTTTCCTGGCTCAAAATTGTTTTTTGAATCAATTCCGCCTCTTCTTTGAGAATTAATTATTTTTTCATATAGTTCATTATATTGTGGATCTGCTGGCGTGACTTTTGTTGATCTTTCGCTGCTTTTGTTTATACTCATAGACCCAGGAGATTCATGTCTTGTTCCTTGGAATTCTTCATCATTAACTTTAACAAATTGTTTGTTGTGTCCTCTTAATTTTTCTTTTGGAACATTAATGATTCTTTGTCCTGTTTGTGGATCTGTTATAAAATCATTTTTTTCTTTTCCTAATTCACGCAAATAATGAGCGGGATTTACAATTGGAACCATTTTTTCAACTAGGTTTCCGTTTTCATGCAGAATTCTTTTTTCAAAAGGTAAATATAATGGAGGGTTTTTAATTTTGCCTCCTTCTATTGTTGGAGAAAACCCATCTTCATTCACTCCGGGAATTGGCGGTCCTTTTAACTCTCCTGATTTTATCATCTGTTTCAGTTTAATATCTGTAATTTCTTCTGCTTTCTTTTTTCTTTTTGTTATATTTTTTGCATATTCTGGATCGTGTTCTAATTTTAATAATTCTTGATTTAAAATAATTTCTTTGGCTCGTGATACAGTAAATGTATCTTCAAATCCATTTACCTCTTGCCATACTACATCCTTTGGAAGATCTCCAAACATTCTATGACTATTGGCATTTAAAAAATCTCTTAACGCACTTTGAATAACTTGATTTTTAGGAAAATTCATTCCTTGGGTTGTTCTTGTGGGATCTTTATCTTCTTCATCATTATCTTCATATTCATCGGAAATTGGATTTGTCATGTCAAACCCATATAGACCTTTGCCAGAAGGAAGTCCTGACTCTGGATGAAAATCCTCTCCGTGTGTGGTTTCTAATTTGTGATATAAACGATTAAGATATGGTTTTGCTCTAAATTTTGTTACTTTTTTAACACCAACTTTTTTATCGCTTGAATTTAATGAGAATTCTACTTCTTCATTTGGATCTTCTAAAAGATGTGGAGTTTTTTGTTTAACATAATAATGTGCAATTTGTTTTGCTTTTTCCATAATTTGATTATCACTTAATCCTTTTGTGCTTGTTAAATGATTAAATTCTTCTTTATCTAAAAAATATTTTTTAATTGAATCAAAATTTTTTTCTTTTATTCCTTGGTATATTTCATCTATAATTTCGCCTTCTTTGTGATCTTCTTGTCTGTGATTATGAAGCCTTTCTACAGCTTTAAATAACATGTCATATCTGGCTTTTATGGCATTTTTCCAATAATCATGTGGAAATTGTTTTAGAAAATTAATATCTTCTTTGTCAATTTTGATAGGATATTCATTTCTTATATCACCAAATCTTGCCATTTCATGGAAAATTTTGAAATAGTTTGGCCTTAAAAATTCATATTTTGAATTTTCACTAAAATCTTTTAAAATGAAGTCACGAAATGATTTAATTAATGAAGCCATATTACACCTTTACTAGTTTCAATCGGATTTATGATATATATGTTACTATGAACAATAATATGCTATTTATTCCCCGGCCAACTTCTGATCAATATTCTCAACTTTGTTGTGGTGGTTGTAATGATTTAGGTCCAACAGATCCTATAGATAGAATTGGACCACGTAAAAATAGAGAAAAAGTTCGTGGGCAAATTAAAGATTATGTGTTAACAATGCTGGGAGCACCCGTACTTCCATTAGAGTTAGACGATCAACAAGTTGAAAATTCTATAGATTTTGCACTTCAAGTTTTTGAGGATTATGCTCCTATGGAATATTTTCAATATTATACTTTTTATACCGTTCCCGGACAAAGTGTTTATAAACTACCACCAGACGTTGGTTTTATAAGACAAATATCATATAAAGAAACTGCAAACTATGCATTTTCGGCTTCAGATTTAGGAGGAGTAATTCCTTTAGAATATATGGGTGCTGGAGCTTACGGATCTATTGCAGGTGGTATTAATCCACAACAACCTGTTTGGGGTAAAATGGCAGATTGGGTAATGTACAAACAATATGAAGATATGTATAATAGAATTTCAGGCCAGCAGGGAGGATGGGAGTATCTAGCAGGATATAATCATGTGAAATTGTATCCTATTCCATATAGAACATATCCTGTTGCTGTCCACTATTTACAAAGAAGACCCGACTTTAGGCTTGTCACTCAGGCAATGCAAGAAGGTGCCTTGGCATTTGCTAAAATTATTTTAGGAAGAATTCGCAGTCGTATATCCAATCCTCCAGGGCCAAATGGTGGAATTCAATTGGATGGAGCCACAATTCTTGCAGAAGGACTACAAGAAAAAAAAGATTGGGAAGAAAGACTGATTAACAGATTTGGTGATTTGCTCGGACCACGCATGATGTGACGTGTAATTTTTATAAAAGGCAAAAATGAGAAGAAAAAAAAATCAAATTTGTGCATTTTCTTGGTATGGTGGAAAAACTTATCACTTAGATTGGATTTTACCCATTATAAATCAAGTAGATCACAAAATTTATATTGAATCTTTTGGTGGATCTGCTGCTGTATTGCTAAATAAAAAACCAAGCCCAATAGAAGTTTATAATGATATTCATGGAGATCTTGTGAATTTTTTTAGGGTTCTTAGAACAGAAGGAGAAGATTTGATTTCTCTTTTACAGTTGACTCCTTACAGCAGAGAAGAATTTGTATTATCGTGCGAAATTCCAAAAAATTTATCACCATTAGAAAGAGCAAGAATGTTTTTTGTTAGAGCGAGACAAATTAGAAATGGCCTTGCTACTAATGCGACTCCTGGAAAGTGGAGTTATACAAAAAAAGATGTAAGAAGAAATTGGGCATTGCCTATCAGTCAATGGTTTAATGCTATAGATTCGTTAGAAGATATTTGCACTCGAATTGGTCAAGTTCAAATTGAAAATTTAGATGCATTCGATATTATTCAAAGATATGATACTCCTGAGTCTTTGCATTATATAGATCCTCCTTATTTGTTAAGTTCTAGAACTGGAGGAAAAAATTATGAATATGAATACAATGAAGATCAGCATGTTAATTTAATTAATTTACTATTAAATTTAAAAGGCAAAGTTGTTATTTCGGGTTACAAGAATGAATTATATCCTTCTTTGTTGAAAGGTTGGAATGAATATAGAAGGGCTGAATCTTTTGCAAATACAACTTTAAATAATGGTGAAAAAAAGTTAAGACAAGAAGTTATTTGGACAAATTTTGAATGCTCATTAGGCAAAGAAGGTTGGGAATGAAGAACTTCCAAAATTGGCGAAACGAACAAAATATAGAAAAAAATAAAGATTTTTACGTTACCAGAGATGAGTTTTTAAATATTTGTCAAAAATATTTTGATTCTAATCTTCGTGGATCTATGAAAACTCATCATGAGTACATGCAAGAAAATTTAACAGAAGCTGTAGAAACTTCAAGATATTCAATTGAAGTTAATTATAGAACTACGACTAAAGAAGCTTTGGAAGGGTTTGCCAAAATTTGTTTGGGATATGTTAGTGCAGCATTAAAGAATCATGGATATCATACAAAACATGTTTTTTCTGAAAAACCTTTAAGACTTTTAATTTCTTCTAGAAATTGGGATGATGGAGAGTGGACGGGAGTTGTGACATGGCATCCTGATCATAATTGTTTTGTAATTAGCAAAGGTTTTTATAATAAAGATCGTAAAACTGTGTCTATTCAAAGTTCACAAAAATGTAATGCAAATTCAGCCTCCGATGTCTCTAAAGAGTTACATAACATGATGAATCATTTAAAAAATCAACCAGATAAAACATCAGAAAAAATTAAATTACGTCCTGTACCTTTGAAGAGAGGACCAAAAACATGATTGAATTTTCAAAATGGCGAGAAAAAAAATTAAATGAACAATTTCACAGAATTGGCAAAGACAGTAAAAAATATTGGGGGCGACTTGGTGCTGGAATATTGTTTACAGATGGAGAGCGTGTTCTTCTTTTAAGAAGAGATGGCAGCAGTGATAATAAAGGATGTTGGGGAATTCCAGGAGGTAGAGCAAAAGACGGAGAAGCACCAATTGATGTTGCACGAAGGGAAACAAAAGAAGAATGCGGTTCGGCTGAAGGTCAAAGATTTGCACATTTTCACAGTGTGGATGGAGCCCATCATTTTCATACTTATTTGTTTGCAATAGCTTCGCCTTTTGATGTTGAGCTTTCTAAAGAGCACAATCAGTGGAAATGGGTCAAATTAGACAAAGTAAAAGATCTAGATTTACATCCTCGCCTTAAAAAAGATTGGCCTAGTTTTTTAAAGGCGATAAAGAAAAAATTTTCTTTAAAAGATGATTGAATTTATGATTTGTATTTTGTATATTTAAAATTTTAAGGAATAATGTCAGATGTTTGAATTAATTCTTGTGGTTTTGATGCAAGTTCGGCCTGACACGACAACCGAAAAAATAATTGTTCAAAAAGTAGAAATTATTTTAAGAGACACAGACGAATCAAAAAACTTAATTCATCCAGAAGCCACCCAATTAAAAAAAATTAAAAAAGAAAGAATTTGGGTTGATTCTGGTTGTGTAAAAATTTTTGGTAACGATTGGTGTCTTGTTCCGATAAACATAACAGTTGGTCCTAAAAAAGTAGTAAGATCTTTTTTTATTGGCGAGAAAATAAATGAAAATTGGAAATTTATTGATGAGCCTAATTATCGTGATATAGTTTCAAAAAATTCTTATTATATTTCAGATAATATAAAAATTTTTGTTGAAAAACATTTTTTCTCATATTAGAATTGTGATATGAAATTTTATAAGGACTTTCAAATGAAAGATAAAGATCCGTTGGGTGATCGAATGAAGGGTTATGAAAAACAATACGATGGGAATTTAATGGATTTACTTCCCATTTGTGCAAGAATTGATGGAAGGTGCTTTCATTCTTTTACTGCTGGTCTAAATAGACCTTATGATTTAGGCTTGCAAAAAATAATGATTGAAACAACAAAATATCTCATAAATGAAACCAATGCTCTTATTGGATATACTCAATCAGATGAAATTAGTTTGATATGGTATCACGACAAATCAGAGAAAAGTCAATTGTTTTTTGGTGGAAGAATAATGAAATTGAACAGCATGTTGTCCTCGATGGCGACAGCTTTTTTCAATAAAAATTTATCTAATTTTATCCCATCTAAATCTGATAAAATGCCAATGTTTGATTCTAGGATTTGGCAAGTTCCAAATAAGACGGAAGCTGCCAATTATTTGTATTGGAGAGAAGCTGACGCAATTAGAAATTCCATCAGCATGGCGGCTCAACATTATTATTCTCACAATCAATTGCATAAAAAAACTTCTTCTGAAAAGAAAAAAATGCTTTTAGAAAAAGGAGTGGTCTGGGAAAATTACCCAGACCATTTTAAAAAAGGTTGTTATTTGAGGAAGTCTTTGTTTAAAAGAAAGTTCACATCAGAAGAAATTGAAAAATTGCCTTTGAAACATGAAGCGAGATTAAATCCAGATTTGTTAATTTCTAGGTGTGAAGTGTGTGAAATTGAAGACATTCCTTTATTTAAAAATATTTCTAATAAAAAAGAATTTATTTTTGATTTAGATTTTCCCTTAATTAAGGATTGACACATGTGGCAAATTGATGATCAATTTATTGAAAAAACCTCAATTGGTTCTTTGGAGCCAATTGAGGTTTTGTTTGAGGTTGGATGTGAAGCAATAACTTATGTTTCTTATGGTTTAAATCAAGAATTAATATTGGTTCATATTCTTTGTGTCTCTGGTTCTACATCTCGTTATTTGGCCGTACAAATTGATAATCAAACATTTGAAGATTTAAAAAATGATCGAATTTATTTTTTTAAACCATTTAAAAATAAGAAATGTTGGATTGTTGATATAGTTCCCGATAAGTTAACACAATGGAGAATAGAGAATTTATTTCTTGTTGATTTTTTTTCAATCCCCAAAAAATATTTGCCAATTGATCGTGATTAATCGTGTAAAATAATTTCAACACCATCAAGTGGATCTTCAGTTAGAAGAACTTCGGATCGCTTTTTGGTGGGATATGTGTTGTCATTTAGTGGTCGGCTTTCTTGATTCACAATGATAGTTTCTACTTTTCCATTGTGTGTAATTGTATCTGGCTGATCAAGTAATAATTTTTTTTCTTGAGACACGTTTTCCTCCATTGTTTGTGGTTGCAAATTTTGATTTGTTATTTTAGGAGATATTTCTTCTACAAATCTAAGAAGATTCATTGGAGATCCAACCCATTTCATATAATAGCTATCTCCTTGAAATCTTTTTCTTGGTCCAACCATTCTAATTCCTGAATCTGTTGGTTTGGGAAGTTTTAAATCGCCATCGGTGTTGTTTTCATATACATAAACACCTGTTCCGCCCATATCATGCTTTAATTTTTCTTCATGAACTTGTCTTCGTTCATAACGATTCAATCTTGGTGCATATTTCATTTTTTTTACCTTTCTTTAAGCTTATGGTAATTATGAGGTTGAATATTTTTTCCAAACATCATAATATTATAATATGGTCGTTTGGTAATTTTTTGGAGAAAACAATGAAAAATAAAATGAAAACGCCTCCTTCTTGGACAAATGTTTATCCGCAAGGAACAAAAGAGGGCGATGAAGAACAGGGTTTTTTTATTGCTTTAAGCAGAAATCCTAAGTGGCAATGGCGTTCTACTGCACAAATTGCAAAAGAATCTAATTTGACGAGAGAAAGGGTGGACGAAATACTGAATAAGTATTGGAAAAAAGGAATGGTTTTCCAAAATCCATCAAATGAAGACCAATGGGGTTACTGGGAACGTGTGCCTGAAATGCTGCCAAAAGACGAGAAATCTATAACAGAAAAAGATCATGAATATCGAATTAAAAAGGCAAAAAACTAAAAAAAAAACCACAGCTTATGGCTGTGGTTTTTTTATCAACCAGATGTATCTGGTTTCTTTTTTGGATTTCCGTTCTTATCATACCCCATTTTAAATAAAGCATCAGCAGCATAAGGTGTAAAATAAGCATCTGGATATTGGTGGCGAACATAAGCATCTGGATAAGCCCAATATGCAATTCCCGCTCTTTTTATTCCAGACTTTTCGTCGTGCTTATAAAGTGGCAATTCTTTTTTAGATTCGCCTGCCCATTGAATAAATGATTTCATATTTTTCCTCATTCTTACTGTTTGAGTTTAAACTCTCTTGTTATTATATATGAGTTTGTTTGTAATTTTAAAAATTACTGACTTTTTTAAATTTTTTATAAAAAAATATTGATTTACAAGCAGTTAGTAACTAAAATTAAAAAAGTGATGGATTTGCATCACAGATTTTTAAAAGGGCATAGGAAAAGAGATGAGCAACACACTTTCTGTTCGATTGACTGGCCGAAAGACTGAAACAAGCGAATATTATGAAGGAACTGTAAGCATTGTTGGGCTAAAGCCAACCAAGTTGGCACGCCGCAGCGATGGTGGAACTCAGTTCCCTAATAAGTCCGCAGTAGGTGGAGCAGCTAGGGCTTTGGCAAAGTCTTTGGGTTTTGCTGATGTTGCTGTTGAAGATACAACCAAGCCCAAGGTTGCTTCTGTAAAGAAGGCAGCGGCCAAGAAGTCACCAATTAAGAAGTCTGCAAATCAAAGTACAAATAATAATTCTTGATTTTTACAAACTTTTTAAATAAAAAAGGGACAAATAAGCAATAAGTGCTTATTTGTCCCTTTTTTATTTTAGATTTTTCATAAATACATATATGGATAATTCACAGACTACAAATGGATTAAATAGTTCTGGATGTGGTTGTGGTAAAAATAATTCTAAATCTATTGTTAAACCAAAACCATTAAGCCAAAAACAAGAAGATTTAATTAACAGAATTCAAAAAACAAATCATAAAAATGATTCTGTTTATAAAACAAATACACGTTATTTTATTTGAGGAGTTAATATGGCATGTGGATGTAAAAAAGGAAATTCTAAAGGTTCGCCTCCATCAAATGGAAATGCTGTTCGACGTGCAAATGCATTATCGCCTCAAGTTTTTAATCCGTCACAACAACCTCAACAGCCATTAAATTCGGCTGGGATAAGTGCAGAAAGACGTAAGGTTCAAGCAGTTAGAAGGGATGCAATTAGAAAAGCTTTTAATAAATAAAAAATTATTTTGAAATATCAATTGAATTATTTATTTTTGGCATATTCCAATATAAAGAATTCAATTCTTTGTTGATTGTTAAGTTAGAAACATTCCAATCCAATTTAATATCTTCCTCATGCCAAGTGATTAATATTCTGCTTGGCAAATTGTTTTCAAAATTATCATACTCAGTGCTTGCCATAATTTTTTTATATTCATCATATAAATATCTTCCAATTACATTTTTGCTGGTGGGATCTACTATTATTGTGACAATTACTTTTTTGTTGTTACTGCTGATTCTGTTTTGTTTTATGATCCAATAATTATTGGATTTTGAAATTTCTATATTTTTTGAATCAATTTCGTTAATTCCGATTGACTCCATGATCCAGAATGGATTTAGAACTGTTCTAAGATTTGTTTTAGATAAATTTTCATATTGAGAATAGTACAAAGCAGAAGGAGTCATTCTTTTGGACCAGAACCAAAACAATTCTTCGTTTGATCCTATGTCCATTTCTGTTCCAGTAAAAAAAGTTTTTATTATAAGTCTAAACTTTTTTTCTTTTTCCATTGCCAGTTCTCCATTTGCTCGTGCAAAAAACTTTCCTTGTTTTAAAATAATTGGCATATTTGAAAGGTAAATATTTTTAATTTTTTTGTTTTTTTCATTAATTGTTTGAATTACTTCATATATTTCGTGTTTTTTATCTGGAATTTCTTGTTTTTCTAAAATATGTTCTGAAGTCGCTAAATAAATTGGCTTTATTTTTAAGCTGTTAAAAAATAAAACCAAATATAACATTAAATTTAAAAAAAATATGATAAGAAGTTTTTTCATTTATTTTACTTTTAAAATGTGAATTCAATCATATATAGATTTATCCAGTTTAGATCGAAAGAGGAACATTATGCTATCATACAAACAATGGAAAACTTTGAATGAATCAGTAATGCCTAGCTTCACACTTGGCATTGCATCTCCTTCAAATCTTGGAATTCAATCTCCATTTGCTATGGATTTGGAAGAAGCCAAAAAAATGGCAAAAAAGAAATATAAGAAAAAGTTCAAAGATGAAGAAGAAGACGATGATGAAACAGGCGATGGAGAAATGGTTAAGCCATCATCTGATAAAGATGAGCCAGATGTTGATGTAGATGTTGATTCGGACGAAGATTCAGATGAAGACAAAAACGTTTGCTCTAAATGTGGAATGATGTCTAAAAAGAAATCAAAGATGAAGTCCAAAAAGAAAATGTGGTCTGATGACGATGATCAAGACGATGATTCTGAAGATGACGACGATCAAGACGATGAAGAAAAGTCTAAAGATGATGATGAAGAAGACGAAGAGGGCGATGATGAAGTTTCACCAAAGAAGATGATGTCTAAAAAGAAAATGAAGTCCGACGAAGAAGATGAAGATGAAGATGAAGACGATGGTAATGAAGAAGATGATGATGACGAAGACGAAGGCGAAGAAGACGAAGACGATGAAGGCGACGAGGAAGATGACGAAGATGACGAAGAAGAAGGCGACGATAAGCCTTCAAATAAAATGATGTCTAAAAAGAAAATGCTTAAAGGCAATCAACACAAGATTGACATGAACAAAAATGGCAAAATTGACGCTGAAGACTTTAAGATTCTTAAAAACAAAAAGAAGAAAAATAAAAAGAAGGATGATTTGTCGGAAGATTCTTCTTGGTGGAACAGTGTTCAAAGCATGAATGTTTCTCCTTACACAAAATACAGTGATGGCTGTGAAAGTTTATTCACACCAATTGACACTGAAAATTTAACTCAAGGTGTTCGCTCCTAATTAAATGTATCTAATTTTGTAAATAAAAAAGCCACAATTTTACTTGTGGCTTTTTTATTTACAATAAAAATTTTAATTAAATTGTTTTTGATGTTTTTCATCAATGCATTTTTTGCAATAATTAAATCGTTCAAGGTTTTTTGCGATCTCAATTTTTTAGAGGTAGATATGCAGATAAATAATTTTTGGATTGATAGAATTAATGAGAAAAATGTTCTTAAAGTTGTTGAATGGGCACACAGACAGGGAATTTTGATTGAGAATTTGACAATATCTGATATAATTGAAGCTGCAAAGTCTTATCTTCGTGATCCATCTCATGCGTGAAAATTTATGTTAAAATGGTATGATGCTTATGTTTCTGTCGGACTAAAGCCAATTGCAATTTTTTGTGGAACAAAAATACCAGTTGGTCAAGATTGGAATAAAAATTGGGAACCAAATAAATGGCGAGATTATTTCAAGAGTGATTCCTATAATATGGGAATATTGCTTGGAGAAATAATAGATGTAGAAGGAGATACATCTGAAGCCAATAATTTTTTATTGGAAATGATTGGCGATACTGAACATCCAATGTTTAGTAGCTCGAAATCAATTCATCATTTGTTTTTAAATCCAGATCCTAAATTAACTCGTTGGTCTTTTAATGGAATAGAATTTAGAGGTCATAAACATCAATCAGTTGTTCCCCCATCTGTTCATGATGACGGAACTCCTTATAAATGGATGGTTAATTCAAATTCTTATTTTAAAATACCAAATTTACCACCATCGCTTTTAGATTTTTATTTTCAAAATAAAAATCTAAATAAAAATAAATTTTCGCAAAAGCATAAAAATAAGCCAGGACACAAAAGAACAGAATGTAAAAAATGTGGCGGCTATTTTTACATTCATAAAAAAAGATTGATATTAGAAGTTAAAGCGTTTGCAATTATGGGGCAATTATGGTCATGTCACGGTTGTCGTCAAGCCGACGTTAAAGAGATGTGTCGATCTATTCGAAAAAATTTAAATAAGGATCAAAGTTCTCGTTTCTTTCCTGTATGGAAAGATTGAATATTTCTGCGATCCATTCTCCAGCATCACTAATATTTTCTTTAGAAATATAATGTCCATCTGAATCATTTTCAATTGTTTTTATTTTATAGTTTTTTTCGATAAACGCATTTTTCATTGGGATATATCTTTCTTTCCAATCAAAACAATCATCATTTTGATTGTGAAAAAGTAAAAATGGAGTTTTGTGTTTTGATGGAAGCAATTTATCTGGTTCTAAAATTGCACCATTGTGAACCACAACGCCTCCAAAAGGTTCATCTGAAGTAGAGGCAATTTGAATTGCCATAACCGCTCCTGCTGAAAATCCCGCAAGAACTATTTCTGATCTATTAACATTGTGGTCTTTCTCAATTTTTTTTATACAAATGTCTAAGTCGGGAACTGAAATTTTTAACCCCCAAACCGCATTCATTTGATCGTTTTCTCCATTGGGTATTGGATACCATTCATCAAATGGATCAATACCTATAATTTGCATGGGTACTCCAGAAAATTTAGAATACCCATGCAACAAGTTATATGCAGTTTGTCCTCTTCCTGGCAATACTATGATTGTTCCATAATATGTGTCTGGAGTATAATTTACAATGTTATACATTATTTAATTTTCCATTCAATATAGGGGTCTGGAAGATTTACTCCAGATAATTTTTCAATTTCTTGAAATAGATTTTCTGGTAAATAATTGCTGATAAAAATCATAAATTTTTGTGCTAACTTTTTATCGCACGTATCAATTGCTCTTCTTAGTGAATTTACATCATAGCCAAAGCAATGATAGGCTTCACTTGGATCTTCTTCTAGTAAATCTTCATCTACTGACCAAAATCTTTCATGTTGTTTGGTTTCAACAAAATTTAAAGAAAATTTAGTCAAATCGTAAATTAGAGATGCTATTTTAGGCGAAGAAAACCAAAAATTTCCAAGAGTTCTGTATTCTATTCCATATTCTGGAGTTCTGTGAGATCCAGCATGACCATAAATTCTTCTTCTGGCTTTTGATGTTGGATCGGTGTCGATAAAAATAGATGGTATTCCTAAAAATAGGTCCATCATTCTGACCACGCTAAAAGCATTTGAAGGATCTTGAAGCATGTTCGATCCAATATGGATGTGTCCACCCGCTGAACGAAAAGGAGTTTTAAACTGAAAATATCCGTCCAAGAGTTCAACATCTTCATCTGGAGGATAATCGCACTCTAACGTGTACACATTCCATTCTGGGCTACATCCAGCAACTTTTGCATCCATACAATTTAATTCTTTTTTAGGATAATTCGCAGATGCTTTAATTGTAAATTTATTTTTCCCAATTGCATCTGATAATCCCTGTAAAGATTTTCTAATGTTTTCTATTGATTCATCTTTTGTGTTGGCTGGTTTGATTGCAATTTCGGCCAACACATTATCAAAATAATAATGATTATTTTGTTTTACAATTGCACGCTCTTTTTTAGGAAGAATGCCAATTGCACTTTTTAATTCGTTTTGACTCGTAAGCATGAATTCAGGATCAGATCCAAAAGAAAAGTTCATTGCAAATCCTCATTTTTGATAGTGCCAGTACGGAACAAGAACGTTTTGGCCAAGAGATTTATACGTTAAATCCTTAGCAAACCCGATAGCTCCCAAGCAATTGTGAATGGTGTCTACATTCATACTGCTTGGGTAGTTCAACTGAATATCTCGACAGAAGATTCGTCGATCTCCAACTCTCAAAATTTTTTGAAAAGCGGGATCAATTTTTTGTAAAAAAAATGCATCTTTTCTTTGGTAAGGTTTAATTTCGCCAGAAACAATTCCTTGTATTGTTTCGGTAAAATGTTTTCCTTCTGTATGGCAAAACCCAGTTCTTAAAAAAAGAGAGTAAAGCGAAAGCATTGGAGGAGCTTGAATCCATCTTTTGCTTCCTTCAAACATAAAAATTCCAGATTTTTTGTAACAATCTGGAGGCGAGGCACACCTTCTTACAAATGATTTTTTTATTTTTAATTGATTTTCAATTTGATTGATGAAATCAACAACCTTTGTAATTTTTTTTGAAAAACTTTTATCCTTTGGATTGGTTATTAGCAGTCTGGTTCGGTCTAAACAAGGAAGAGGATCAGTGAATGGATTAAACTTGAATTTATATATTGAAATATTTTTTTTGTTTGTTGCAGAATAAATTACATCTTGTAGAAAGTCTTTGCACCAAACAAAAGGGTGACATTGTTCGTAATTTGAGGAAACAAGAGAATATTCTAATCCCTTAGAATATATTTGAAGTATTTTATAATTTGCTTCAACAGGCTTCCATTTTATATGACGACTATATCCTTCCATATAATCCTCTTTTGTTGTGGGGCAAAATTTCATTTTATATAATATCTTTTAAATTTCTTCGATCAATATATTTTTAGAAAAAAAATTTAAAACGTAAATAATGTATGTTTGGATTTCGTCAATTTATCGCTGATCGGGGCAACGACTCAAGTATAATTAATTTATACCTCAACAATCCCAAAATGAGGATTTCTGAAATTGCAAACGAATTTGGGAAGTCAGATGCGGAAATATACCGTATTCTTCACACACATCAGGTTTCCCCCAATCGTTTGAAAATTAATCATCAAAAAGTTCATAATCTTTTTAATTTAGGTTGGAGTATTAAAGAAATTGCACAATTTACAGGATACACTCCTAGAAATGTTCGATATATAATTTCAAAAAATATTTCCGAAGGTGGAAAATAATGGCAATTGGAGAAAACGATATAATTTTGTCTTATTCTGGTGGATCGTCAAATGCCGATCCCAATCTTTCATTGGGCGGGGATATCTCGGAGCAGCCTATTTTAAGCACAAGATTGTTTAATGATGTTTCAGAAGCACAGTCGGCATCTGGATCTATTAATTATCGGTGTATTTATTTAAACAATCATAGTAGTGATGGATATTTGTACAACAGCACTATCAATGTTGTTTATACAAATTCCAGCGATGTTGTTGTAGAAGTGGGAATTGGATCTTCGAATGATATTTCTTTGATATCTACAAATGACCGTCAAATTGTAACCATTATAAATGGTCCGAATGCAACTGGAGGTAATTTTACTTTAACATTTAAAAATGTTGTTGATTATGATGTTGTTGTCTATTGGAATGCTGATTTGGCAACTTTCTCTAATAATTTTCAAAATGCTCTAAGATTGATTCCAGATTTACAAAATGTTCAAGTTTCAGCATCAATTTTAAGCCCTAATATTGTTTTTGAAGTAGACTTTACTGGTGGTCGATATTATGATCCATTTGTTTTAAAAAGCAATAATTTAATTTGTATATATACCACCTATATTTTTATATCCAAGGCTGTCAATGGATATCCGTTCAACTCTAAAGCCAGCGAAATAGATGTTGAAACCACGCCACCAGCAAACATTTCTTTTTATTCTTCTGTAGCTGTTGGGAAAATTCAGCCATTAGATGCTTTGCCGATATGGATTAAAAGAACTGTGCCGCCCAATGCGGCAGCAGTTCAAAATGATGGATTTACTTTAAATATTGAAGGGCATGGTCTTCCAGTTATTTAACTGTGAGAGTGGACCCATTCTTCTAATTTTCTTGGGTCGATAATTCCAAATCCTTCAAAAAATTGTTGACCAGCAAACTGAGGGCTTTTTGTTGGAATTGTATATTCTTTCATTGCTTGAATATAATCTTTATTGTTTTCAAGCTTTATATCTAATCCCTTTTTTCTTTTGTAAGATAAAAGTAAAGCCGCAACACCAACGGCAAATGGATTCGCCATGCTTGTTCCCGATAAAATGGCATACCAATTATCTGGAACTGTGCTTAATATTTTTACTCCTGGTGCAACAAAATCTAAATCTGGACCAGTGCAGCTAAAAGATGCTCTTTCAAATTTTTCATCAACTGCTCCAATTCCAATGACTTCTGGATACGCAGCAGGGTAAAAAATTTGTCTGGTTCTCCCAGCGTTTCCGGCAGCACACCACGTTACACAACCTTTAGAAGCGGCATATAATATCGCTTCGTGAATTATATCCATTTGTGAAGGAGATCCTAAACTCATTGTTATAAAATCCACTCCTTGATCTGCTGCCCAACATATACCATTGGCAACATCAGATAAATTGCCAGAACCTTGACTGTCTAAAACTTTAACTGGTAAAACTTTTGATTTTGGTGCAATACCAACAACCCCTCTATTGGCGTTATTTCCACAAATAATGCCACACACATGCGTTCCATGACATGCATCATCGTCTGGAGTATTGCTTGGATTTAAAAAATTCTTTCCGGGAAGAAGATTGTCAACTAGATCTTCATGATCTAAGTCTGCTCCCGTGTCTAGAACAGCTATGGTTACATTTTCACCCTGCGTGTACTTCCACGCTTCTGGGAGATTAAATGCTGTAATTTCCCATGCGATTTGGGTTTTAACTTCTTGAATGCTAACAACATCTTCTCTGACATAAGGAAGAAGGTTGCATTTATTGTGTTGCTTGTGTTGTTTGACTCGTTTCGCCATTTGTTGTAGCCTCCTGCTTTGCGTTCCAAAATCCTGCGTTATATTTTGCAACTATAAAATCAATTAAATAGCTGACTAATATATTTATTACAAAACTTTTAATTTGTCCAGAAAAAGGTTGAAGCCATATTGGAAAAGCTTGGATTACGATATAATCAAATAATCTGCTTGCTATTGTCATTACGGCAGCTTTTTTGTCTGTTCCTGTTGGAATAATTTTTTCTGCTAATAAAATTGATTCATCAATAACTTCCATCATGAAAATTGTTGATTTCATTAAATATTTTTGATTAATCAAAAATATTTGTTTTATTTTTGGATTCGCTTGATCCCATTTTTTTTTTTGACTCTTGAATGTAAGATTCAAGTTTAGAAATTGCATCTTGTATTTCAATTCCAGAAAAATTTTTGTTCATGGTTATCTCGCTCTCTACATTATATATATTTTAATTTTTAATTTGTTTAATTAAACTTTCGAGAGCATTCCAATCATTGTAAGATTCTATGTCCCAAGAACTTCCAAAAATATGAAAAATGCTGTTGTCATCACATTTATTTATCATTTCTTGTGCAAATAATTCCCAGCTTTTTTCTTTGTATTCAATTCTATCAATGCCTATCTGAACCGTGCATTGAATAGAATGGGGGTCATTTCCAGGATTTAAACTTCCAGTTATACTTGTTCTTGCGGTTGTATATCCAGCACCTTTTATAAGAGCTTTGTTTAAAGAATTTAAACTGTTTCTTGGATATGCAAAAGATTTTATTTCTTGTCCCGTTACATCTTGCCAATATTTTTTTGAACTATGAATCTCCATGCTTATGGCTTGGATCATTCTTTTGTTCATTGGTTTGTTTGTAACAGATTTAGATCCAATTTCAAATTTGCTGGCAATTTGTTCGCAATCTTTTTCTGATAGCCAAGAGCTTGTCATTGCTAAATCTTTTGCGGCACCAATCATAGAGGGCCAATAGAATATTGTTTCTATTTCATATTTTGCCATCAAATCAGCCATTCTTAAATCTGCGGTTGACCCATCATCCCAAGATGCAATGATTTTCATTTTTTCCCTCATCTAATAATTCAATTATTTTATTCCACATATCTTCTACAGAAACTTTATTTATACAATCTAGAGTGTTCGTTTTGCATTTGTGAGTTGTTTTGCTAGCAAATAAACTTTGATTGTGATGACAGCCAAGACATGTCAAATTGTTCGCAGTAATGCTTTTCATTTTTTTGCTGTAAAGAATTAAATTTGGACTCACAGATCCAAAAAAAGCTATTCCAGGAATATTGAAAGATTGTGCGATATGCATGGGAAAAGAATCAATTCCTATAAAAAATTTGGAATTTTTCATAATCCATGCTGTTTGTCGTGGAGTAGTTTTAAATCTTGCATCTATAGTGCAAGGAATAAATGTTTTTTCTGTTGATCCTCCAACAGAAACAATTTTTTCTCCTCTTTCCAATAGTCTTTGTGCTATTTCTGCAAATTTTTCTTGAGGCCAATTTCTTCCCGCCCAATTTGTTGATCCTGCATGAATTACAATGTAATCATTTGGAAGTTTAAAACTTATATTAGGATCTGCATTAATTGTTACTTTACAATCTTCTTTTTTTACTCCAACAGCTTCGGCAAAATTATCTAGCAAATTAGTTCTAGGTCTTATTTCACAAGATAAATAGTCTAAATCATAAAAAACATTATAATTTATATTTTTTATTTCACTTGTTTTTATAATTTCATCAATATATGGATTTTTTTCAACTACAGTTGTCAAGTCAGTTGCAAAAGTAATTTTTACGTCTGAATACTTTTTTTTAAGTGCCGCACAAACCCCAGAAGCAACAAGAACGTCTCCGTGCGATGCTCTTCTTTTTATCAAAATGTTTTTAACTGGATTCTGATTGACATTTCTGGCTTGAGAAAAAAGTAAATCATCAATTCTGTGGGAATGAACCCATTTATTCATAAAATATTTAATGTTGTTTTGTATAAATGCATGACCTCCAGAAGAAGTATGTCCAGCTTTATGGTATATTCTTGAATTAGGTTGAAACATAATTTTATATCCTAATTCCCTGACAGTCATACAAAGATCTGTATCCTCCCAATAACCAATTCTGTAATTGGGATTAAATCCACCAACATATTTAAATAGATCTGATTTTATTGCAAAACAACAACCAGTAACCATTTCTCTTTCGCCAATTTCTAACAAATCTTGTGGTGCGTTTTCGACTTTATAGGGATTTTTCAAAAAGTGTTTTTTGTGTGTTGAAAAACCAATGTGTTTAAAACTCTTGCTGCCCCAATCCCATTCTGATCCGGCACTGTGAATGATTTCGGTTTGTCCTCTTTTTTGTATCTGCAAATTGCCAACCATGCCAACCGAAGAATCTTGAAATAATTCAATCATCGGTTCAATCCAGTTGGGGGTTAACACTGTATCTGCATTTAAAAATATTAAAAATTTCCCAGAAGCAAATTCCACTCCAGAATTACAGGCTTGTCCATATCCTTTATTGGCATAATTTTGAATTATTTTTCCAATTGGATTTTTAATTTCACGTCTTCTTTTTTCCCATAATTTTAACACAACATCTTTAGATGATTGAGGACAACAATCATCTACAAATATTATTTCAGTTGAATATTTATTTTCTAAAGGAAATGTGGAAATTAGTTCCTCTAAAACAGAAGCACTCTTATAAAGAGGTATTATAATTGATACATCTACATTTTTTTTATTTTGAAACCATTCTGGAGTTTCAATTTCTTTTGATCCAATAAATAATATATTGGGAGAAAAACTAAGATCATTTTTATTTTCTGTAATTGTTCTATTTTCAAATCTTTTTATATTTTTACTTTCCTGTATGATTCTTTCTTGTAATATTTTTTCTTTGGCTTTAAAATCTATGTTATTTGAATTTCTTAGCGTGGAAGCAGTTGGCTTTTGATTTAATGCTTCTTTTATTTTTTTCTCATATTCAGATTTTCTTGTAGGATTTTGATATACTATTTTTTTATTATGCATTTATTATCCTGATGCCATTGGCTGCAATGGTGGAGAAGGTTTTTGTAGCGGATCACGTTCAGGCATCATTGGAGTAGCACGTTCAGAATTTGTATTAATATTTTGTTTTTCATTGTTGAATCCATGTCGATTGGCAATGTTGTTAACAACATAATAAATTGTTTCTATTGCTTTTTGTTTGTTCATTCTATTTTTATCAACGATTTGCAGAAAAGATTCTATTCTTCTTTGTAAATCATTTTGAAAATTTTCTAAATTTTCATTTTCATTGGCCGGTTCATGGTTTGCAGTAACATTAGATTGATTTTGCATAGAAGGATTTTGACCAACAGGGAGTGTTGGGCTTTCTGCATTATTTCCTTGTATGTATTCAAAAAAAGTTTTCATTGCTCCTCTGTTGGAATGGAATCAGGATCAGAATCGTCAGGCAAGCCAGTCTTAATTAATTTTTTATTTTTACTTGTAAAAGTATCTGAATCTGAATTTGTCACCTTTTCTAAAGCATGTTTTATTTTTTCGTGCCAAGTTGAAATTTTTGTTGTGGGAACATCGAGAAGATCTGAAAGTCCTTCCGAATTATTTATAACAAGCAAAAAATCGTCCCAAAAAGAATCATTTACACCTATACCAGTGCGAATTGCAGACATCGACAAGTCATCTATTTTAGGCGATTTGTCATTTTGCATGTTCTCCCACAATTTTTGAAAATTCATTTTTATCCTATTCAATTTTCAGAAACAATTTGTAATACGTCATCTAGAGATCCGGTTACATATGTTTTTTTTAAATAAATTGCATTGTAGCCAGTTGCTGTAAAAGTATCTCCATGATGCAAATAACCTTTAGGTCCAATTCCTTCAATATTTCCACGTAATAAATTAGGAAGGAAAATAGATCTGGTGTTTCTCATATTATCCGCTTCTGAAACAGTTTCATTTCCAGAAATTGTAGTTTTGTTCGGCTGTAGAAAACCAGTTCTTCCTATTGTTTCCAAATTTACCTTAAAAGTTATTGTTTTCATTTTTCTTCTCCATTATTTTTATTTAAATTCCTTTTCATAGAAATTCCAAAAAAAAGTTTTTCAGGATCAAAATTTGATTTAATTGATTTTTCTGGCGTTACATTTTTAGACTTAACGCCATTTTTCCCAAATCCCATATCTGAATTGGAACGATTGTCCCAAATTTCTCCAGCCCCTTGAGGCGAATCCTTAGAAAGCCATTCTTTGAAACTCATATTCTATTTATGATTTTATTTAAATAAAATCATTCTCTTGACTTCAACCAATGAAAAACTTGTTCTATATTGTCCTTGGCAACTGCAATGTGGTCATTTGCCCAATCGTGACCATTAGAAATTCTGTTGTCAATTTCTGTTTGGTTCATTTTTAAAATTTCTTGGATGGCATCTTGAATGGTTTTAAGATTGGCAAAAAACATATAATGTTTCTTATCTTCTTCTTCATTTAACCATTCGCTCTCTGTAATGATTCCTGATAAATACTTTATATATTTAATGTCCATTTTTAATCCTATTTTGTAATTTTATGACGAAAAGATACTGCGAACGGGTTGACTTTTTGTGAGCCAAATGCTTTTTTTTCTGCAACTTTTTGTAAGGCTGCATCAACTTCTGATGTCGAATGCTTATCGCATGTTTTTAATTGAACATTATTTAAATGAACTCCAAAAAATATGCCATCTTTTTTGTTTATTTTTGTAACGCTATTTTTACATCCTGGCATTTGACATTTCATTGGCACACTCCTTTTGAACTAATTTTATATATTTAAAAGTTTTTAAATAAAACTTCCGATTTCTCGGTTTTATTCTTTTCTACATTCCATTCTTTGTAAATTCTCTTATAAAGAGGAGACATGCATCCACTAATTAAAACTTTTCCATCATATGAATTTAATATTCTTGATAATTCTATATGATCATCTGTTGTCATTTCAGAAGAATAAACACTTTTAGATACTTTTGCTTCGTGCAGATATGGCGGGTCACAATAAACCAAAGTGTCTGAAGCATTAAAAACTTCTAGAACTTCTATTGCCGGTTTATTGAAAATATAAACTTCTTTTATTCTTTCTGTTAAAATTAAAAGTTCTTTTAATGTTTTGGTCCAAGATTCAGAATTTTGTGATTTTGCAAATGTTTTTTTTAATCCATTTTGACTCATTCTATTCAAAATAAATTCATTTATAGCTTGATCCAAATAATCATTAAATTTATTTTTTTTTAATGATCTTACAAATGTGTCTTCGCAATATTTGCAAAGACTTAAACGACGAATAAATTCTTTAGGTTCGTCTCGAAGAGCCCGGTACACTGTTATCAAATTAGAATCAATATCATTGATAGATTCAACTTTTGATGTTTTTTTGTTTAGTGCTACTGATATTTCCCCCCCAAATGGCTCTAAATATGTCATTTCTTCATACTGTTCTGGAAAATTGCTGATGATCCAAGAACTTAAATTCTTTTTCTTTTTTTTCAATGCTGATTTAATCATTTTATTCCTTACTTTTAGAATGTATTATGTGATTGCATTTGCTGCAAATAAAATCAAAAGGCCCATATCCTAACTTCGATCCTTCCCAAAACCATCCTAAATCTGGATTTTTTAATTGACACTTTTCACAAAGTATATTGATTTTTTGTTCATTTTCTGGAAGCTTCTCATCAATCCAAAAATAACAATCTTCTTTTGTTTCGTTCATACTTGCTATCCTCAACACTAAATAATATGACTTAATAGAGAGTTAAACTTATGAATCCTTCCAAACAAGCGTGTTCTGTTTATCAAAGATTATCAAAAAGTACATTATTAGCCTTATTGAATAGTAAAATTGATACTTCTAAAGTTGTTGTTGTTTCATCTGGACAAGTTATTGATGTGACAAATATTCCTTCTGTAGATGTAAATGTTAATATACATAATGGAGTTTGGGTTTATTATGAAGAATATCAACCAAAAAGAATGTTGATGACAAATCCTAATTGGAATATTGCTAGTTTTGATTCTAAATCAAGGATGGTTTGTGTGCAAATATATTCTAAATCAGGATTTCAAGTGTTAAGCATAGATTTGCCAGAACCTGCTCCTAAATTTTGATAATATATTATATATAATTTATATTTCTAAGAGAGGAATTAATGAAAACATTTTATGAAAGCTTATCAAAAACCAAAAACACTCTTTTATTAAAGGAATGTTTTGTTTTAATGTCTCAAAAAGGTGTTGATCCAAATAAATTTGTTGAATGGTATTGCTCAGAAGGATTTATACATCAAAAAAATGGTAATTTGCCAAAACAACTTCAAGAGTGGGCTATTTCAGAGGGAGCGTGGGGAACTGGATTAGGTGCTACAGCAGGTACTATGATGGCTGGTCCAATAGGAGGAGCAGTTGGTGGATATCTTGGAAATAAAGTTGGAAATTGGCTTGGAACTCAATTTAATCAACAGCAGAATCAACCAGCCGATCAAAATCAACCTAATCAGAACCAACAACCTAATCAAAATGATAAAATTAATGCAGCAAAAGCGTTAACAAATTTTCATAAATTTTATCAAAATTCTCCTTCTTTACAACAACAAATTAATAATCCTGAATTTAACAATGCTTTGACTGGTTTAATTGGCATGTTAAATGACCCTAAATTAGAAACAATAGATTATTTATACCAATTACAAAAGCAATATAACATTGACCCTTTAAAATTGGTTGATTGGTATATTAAAGAAGGCCAATATTTAAATGAATCAATTGGAGATTGGGCTAGAAATGCTTGGGGATCGGCAAAAAATATGTTGAGCAGATTTCAACAAATGCCTCAAAACGATCAGGATGCATTAAACCAATTGAATCAAGCTATTGCCGTTTTAAAAAATTCTAACATTAAAAATGTTCAATTTAAAAATGCACTACAAATAATTCAAAATTCTTTAAATAAATCTTCATCATCTAATCCAAATCAAAAATTAGAATCTTATGAAAATATTATAGAAGAAATGATGAGTTTGATAAAATCTTCATTAAGACCTGATTCTAAAATTAAAAATATGGAGAATATATTAGATAAAATTAATTTTAATCATATTAATAGAAAAAGATTATATGATATGATCGTAAAACAAATGGATAATGATAATTTAACTCGTGGAAAAAAACCTGATGATTTCGGATTTACAGAAACTCCTCAGCCTAGAAGAAATAATATTATCAATATTTATGGTCAATAAAATGGACAGGGTTGAAATTACAATTTGCTTTATCTTCCCCATTGTTACGAACGAAAAGTTTTTGTTTAATTATGGTTATTCGCTGAACAATATTTGCAATTCAAATTTTTGGATAAAAAGTGGTAATCACCCCCCCTCAATTTTACAAGCTCCAAAATAATTCGATTATTGTAATTTCAAACCCTGTCGGGAAGTTTCCTTTATAATAAAAATAGATTTGCCGAAAGAATTATGCAAACCTGATGAATAAATTGATCAAATCCGATAGAAATGAAAAATTTTCCAATCTGACCATTAGACCAAAATAATTTATTCATTCTACTCGTGACATAATCTGTAATCCAATGAAGACCAAAGTTTAACACAGCGAAATCTACAACGCTAATGTCCCAACCTTTCAATAAATAGGCCCCACAAGATATCACTATTGTATAAACTAAAACATGAAGAGTCAATATATAAATATTTTTACTTTTATTTTCAGCTAACCATCGGTTTTGTAAAACAAAGTCGCCAATCCAATGAAAAAAAAGTAAAAGAATTAATTTTTCGCACATGATTAAATCCATCCGGTACTGATTGCAGTCTTGATGTCGTCCATTGTAACGTGTCTTCCTAAAACTTCCGATACTGATTCTATAAAATGTTTCTCAATACTTTTTTGAATTTCTCTTCGGAATTGTGGCCCCATTTTCATTGCTTCAAAATAAGAATTCATGTCAACAGACCAATCTAAAAGTTCACCATCAATAAAAATTGCTTTCTCAATTCCACCACCTTGAGCCGGTCTCATCTTGACTTCGAACTTTTTTTTGTTTTCTGGAGGTAATATTTCTTCGCTCATAAAAATAATATAGTTTTTATTGTGTAAATATTATATGCAATTTCAAAATTGGTTATTCATTAATGAGTCAAATCTTCAAAGTCTTTATTCAAGCACAGTTAAAGCCTTCCCCAGAACACTGAAAAGACAATATTCTATTGATCCAATAAAAATCATAGAATTAAAATGGTTGCCATTTTTAGGAATGAAAACCTTGTTTGTTAAAGGGTTGGCACATAGTGATGAAAGCGGAAAAGATTATAATTCTATGATATTATTCAAAGGAGTTAATTATCAAGAAAACAAAAATAAAAAAAATTTGATAGAAATTATTGCAAATGATGGAAACCAATACATTTTTGAAAAAATAAATCAAAAAAATGAAGTTTTAGTTCGATGCGATTGCAAAGATTTCCTTTATCGTTTTAATTATTTTAATCATAAAGATGAGTCTTTATATGGAAAAGTCAGAAAGAAATATGAAGCAAAAATCAATCCAGGTTCATCTAACCCATCAGAAATGCCTGGATTGTGCAAGCACTTAATTAAACTTGCCAAAGCATTAGATCAATCAGGAATTTTGGAGGATTAAATATGGAAAAGGAATTTAAATTGTTGATCGAAACTATAGCGAAATTTGAAGGTGCATCTATTATAAACACAAATGTTGAAGCAACTTGGATTCATTTTAAATTAAAATCAGAAGCAAGTTTGGCCGCATTGTCCAATCAAATTCTTGATGTTAAAGATCAATATCCTTGCAATTTGTTAATACTATCCAATCAATATAACCCAAATGATTTTTCTTATCAATTAATTATTGAAGCAGAAGATCGTTTCATGGCAATGAAAATTTTAACAAAGAAATTAATGGCTGTTTTAGAAAATGGTCAAGATATTAAAAAAGTTACACAAAAAGAATTAGGATTGCCAGATCTTTCTATGGTTACAGTTAGACAGATGGCAAATGAATTGAAAACAAGACAAAATATAACATTTGCTCTTGTTTGGACCGAAAACAATAATTCCGACAATATTGCAGTTGAAGGAAAAGGAGATCCAAATCAAGTTATTGGATTGCTTTCAAGAGGTTCACATATTGCAATAGAATGGGCAGATAAAGATTTTAAATTTTTTCAGTCAGAAGAAGATTAAATAAAATAGGGGCATTAGTGAAACGCACACTAATGCCCCTATTTTACGCTTAATTAGAAAGATAAATTAAAGATAAATTATTGATGACCAGTTTTGATTACTGCATAATTAACAGTTGCTCCGCTGCCACCAGTAATAACAAATCTCCAATCATTTGAACTAGAAACAGCAGTTAAACCAGTAGAAACGTAAGAAAAATTATTGCTGTTAGAAGTTAACAATACAGTGTAATCACTTACAGATCCAATTGGGGCTGCAAACAAAACAGTTCCCGTGGTTCCAGATAAAGTGATTGATCCTGCCACAACAACTTTGGGTCCAATTAACTTTGAAACACCAAGAGTCATTCTTTCCGATCCTTTTTGATTGCCTTCGGCACTTCCAGGTCCGCTTACTCCTGTTACGCTTGTTGCGCCCATATCTTCACCTCCTTATAGTTTAGATTCTATATTATTTATATTTTTGATCTTTAAAATAAACTATTTTTTGGAAAAAATATTGCGAAAAGTATATAATAAACATATTAAGGAGAAAAATGACTTATCAGTGTGGACCAAATTTAAAAGACATTCAAAGACAGGTTATTTATGGGACCATTCTAGGAGGATCTTCTATTATTCGTCCTGCTCGTGGCAAAAATTGTTATTTGGCAATGAGGGATAATAATAGTTTGTGGCTTTCTTACAAGATAGAAATGCTAGAAGATTTTTTTAAAATGGACCAAAACACAATTCGAAAAGATAAAAACACTTATAGATGCTACAGCGTTGCTTATCCTGTTTTCAATAAAATTTATGATGTTTTTTATCAAGAGGAAAATAAAATTGTAACCAAAGAAATTTTAGAAACTCTTTCGGATGAGGCTTGGATGATTTGGTTCGTAGATGCAGGAAGAAAAAGTAAGAAAAAAGTTTATTTGAGAACCCATAAATTTGGAAAAGAAGGAACTCAAATTATAGTTGATTATTTTAATTCTTTAGAATGCTCTTGTGAGTTGCATCAATGCAGAGGCAGATATGAAGTTGTTTTTGACAATAAAGGTTCTTATGAATTTCTTTCTATAATAGCTCATAAAATTCCTAATTTTTTAATTCATAAATACGAATAAAAGGGGATAATTTTTTATGTATGACGCAATTATAATTTCAGATCTTCATTTGGGAAGCAATGTTTGTCAATCTAAAGAAATTTTAAAATTTTTACATCTTATTGATAATTTGGAAATTATTACTGATAAATTAATCATTAATGGAGATTTTTTTGATTCTTGGGATTTCAGAAGATTGTCCAAACAACATTGGAAAATACTTTCAGCAATAAGAAAAATTTCAAAAAAAATTCAAATTGTTTGGATTAATGGAAATCATGACGGACCTTCAGAAGTAATATCACATCTTATAGGTGTTGAAGTAGCTGAAGAATTTATTTTACAAAGTGGATTTGAAAAAATTATGATTATTCATGGACATCAATTTGATGATTTCATTGTAGATCATCCAATTATAACTGAAATTGCTGATTTCTTTTATAGACAACTTCAAAAAATACATATTTTTTGGGCAAAAAACGCTAAAAAATACAGCAAAACATTTCTTCGTTGCTCAGAAAAAATTGAAAAACGTGCAAAAGAATATGCATTCCAAAAAGATTGTAGGGCAGTTTGTTGCGGACATACACATTTAGAATTAAAATCTATTGGTTTAATTGATTATTATAATAGTGGATGTTGGACAGAATTACCATGTTCTTATTTGACGCTTCAAGCGGGGAATGTTCAATTAAACCACTTTTTTACAAACCAGGAGAAGAAGTAACTCCTCCGCTACTTGCACAAGCACCTCCTGGACCTGGACCACCACCCATGCCACACAATTTCAAATCGTGTGGCTTTGGCTTAATATCTCTCGGTCCAGGTTTTCCAACAGAATTTTGAGCCTTTCCTTTGCTGAACCAAACTTCCTGTAGTGATAACCATTTTTTAAATTGCATGATTTATTTACATCCTGACTCACTTAAACCTTAGATATAAATATATATGTTCAATGATAATATATATAAATAATAAGGTGAAATTCTTGATTCGGAGAAAATCAAATGAAAAAGTTTTTAATTTTTTGTGCCACAGTAATTTTCCCTCCTCTTCTTATTTTAGCAATAATTAATATTTTAAAAATTTCTCCAGAACCATATCATCCCATTTCAGATTTTCCAATAGCAGAAAATAAATCTCAAAAAGAAAATATGATTGGTTCAGAGAAAGAAATTGCAAAAATGTATCCACCAAAAAAAATTCAATCAGATTCTTATATGAAGGGTTATTGGGATGGGAAAAATGGAAAGGCTCTAGGTCCAATTCAATGGATTCTTAATGATGAATATCGTCAAGGACATATGGTTGGAGCATATGACAAAAAAAATAAAATTGAAAGATATGAAAATCCTTAATTATTTTTTTTCTACTAATTTTATAAATTCACTGTTGGAAAGATATGTTTTTGGATTTCTTAAAATTTTATTCATCAATTCTTTTCCTTTTGGTGAATTTAAATGTTCCCAAACATAATGTCTTGTAGAAATATCATATTTTTCAAAAACTTCCCTCAAAGATTTCACCAAAGATGTCATCGCCTGAACTTTGCTGCTGCTAATTTCTTTGGCCTCTTTAAATTCTTGATATGATTTCATTTTTACCTTTATATTATTGGTCTTTCTTTGACTTTTTTAAGCATGTTTGATGCATCTTCTCGAACATTCGGATTATATGCGTACCAATTGTACAAATGTCCAAAAACCAAGTGACAATTATGATCTTCACACAGAGTAATTAGATTAGAATCATCCAGTTCTTTTGTTTCGTCTAAATGAAATGGAACGCAATGGTGTACCTGTAATTTTTTGGTTCCTCCACAAGCAGCACAAGTTGGCTCATTTTTCAAGTGTTTTTTTCTAACAGTCTGCCATTGACCGGATCGTGGCACATTTAAAATGTTAACCATTTCTCCTTTAGAAAAAAAAGAATTAATATAATTTAATGTTGTTTTGATCATTATAAATTTATTTATTGATTCATACATAAATTATGCAAACATTTCAACAATTTTTAGAGTCAAAAGAAAAAAAGAAAAAACACAAGCTCAGACTCGGAATGGACATAGAAGGAGAGCCAGTAGTTGTGGGCGATGATCCTCCTAAAAAAAATAAATTAAAAATGACGCTATCAAATGAAGGCGAGCCAGTAATTATAAAGAAGCAAAGGAAAAAATGAGAACAATTTCAGATTTTAAAAATTCAAATTCAATAAAAAATGAATCAACATCGAGTGAAAAGAATGTAACTTCTATGTTTTCAAAACTTTTTGAATCAAGAGATTTTGCACATTATGCACATCTAAAATCAAAATCTTATGCAGAGCATAAGGCTTTAGGAAGCTTTTATGAAGAAATTATAGAACTGGCAGATACTTTTTATGAGACTTATGCTGGACAATATGGTCAAGTTAGCTTTAATTTGTCTTCTACTCCAAAAGATTCAAATGTTATTAGTTATATGGAAAATTTAGGCAAAACACTGGCAGATGGTCACTCATTGTTAGAAAAAAATGACACACATCTTCATAATATCTTGGATGAAATTGTTGGTCTGATTTATCAAACATGCTATAAATTAAAATATTTAAAATGAAAATTTTTATAAAATTTATCACCAAAAGTTAAATTTATTTTCTGGTTAAAGTAAAACGATCTCCTGATATTGTTATATCCCAACCAGACGAAAAATATTTTTCAACTAATCTTTTATAAATTGCCGCTCGACGATTTTCTTTTCTTAAATATCCTTCTTGAGATAAAGATTGAATTGCTATTGAGGTATCTTTTAAATATTCATATAATCGCTCAATATCAAAATCCAAATATTTAAAAGATCCTCTTTCTATTTCATTCCTTAAATTATAAATAAATACTTCTAATTCTCGACCTTGATTGCTTTGAGGTTGTGCTGTCATATAAATATTAATGTCTCTAATGAACTCTAGCCATTTTTCTTTATTGAAGTCTGGCTCAGGGCCGGGAATTGGACGGTTAAGCTTATTAAATAAATCAATTCTTTGTTGATTAGGAGGAAGCATCGTTGTTACATGACTTTTTATTGCATTTTTAAATTGATTTAATATTTCATTTGTATTCTTTATAAGAGTAACAGCATCCATTCCTCTGATTAATTTTTCATCTCCCTGACCACTATGAGCAGTAAATGTAAATTTATTTGCATGAATCTTATCTGATTCTCTTTTTAAAAGACCAAGAACCCCAGGCAATATTTCAGGATCTCGATACCTCTCGCCAGAACTAGCATTATCATCCAATACATTATTTACATAAAAAATAACTTGATATTCTTTGTTCCAATTGTCTATAAGTTGAACCTCCACTTTATTTTTTAGCTTTGTAGTGAAATTAATCTTTATCATTGGCTTTGCGTTATTTGTAGAAGCGTTTTTTATTGTGTTTTTTCTACGGTATCCTTTAGGTATTACAGGTTCTATAATTTCTAGCCAATTTCTAAAATTCATGCGAAATCCTTTTGTTTTTATATATATAAAGATAATTATGCAATTCAAACAATATATTTACGAATCTGAAACAACATTGCAGTACCATGACAATTTAAATGAAAAGTTGTGGTCAAATAAAGTGTTGCATAAAAAAATAAAAAATCATCTTTTAAAAATTGCATCTGCTTGGCAAGAATTTGCAAAAATACCAGAATCTGCCGTTTTAGATATAATTATAACAGGAGGAAATGCAAATTATAATTATACAGAATTTAGCGATATAGATTTACATTTGTTCGTAGATAAGAATAAAATAGCAGCATGCAACAAAGATGTTCTTAATGATTATCTTTTGGATAAAAAAGCACTTTGGGCCTTGCATCATGACATTAAAGTTGTTGGTTATCCTGTTGAGCTTTATGCGCAAGATGTAAATGAGCCAACATCAAAAAATCAAGGCGTTTATAGTTTGTTGAAAAATAAATGGATAAAGCCACCTGTTAAAGAAAAAGTAAATTTTAATGATCCATTAATTAAACACAAAGTCGCATCAATAAAACATCACATTGACTTTTTTGTTAACAACAAATCAAATGATGTTAAAAAAATGCAAGAATATAAAGAAAAAATACGCAAACTGCGAGCAGCATCTGTTCAGAAAGGTGGAGAGTTTAGTATAGAAAATCTAGTGTTTAAAGAACTTAGAAATAAAGGATATATTGAAAAATTCCACGATTATATTGATCATGCTCAAGATCACGACTTGAGTTTGAAAAAATAATTAATATATAAATCATGCAATTCAAAAATTTTTTAGAAAATTCAGAAAATAATAAAAAACGCATTTTAGTGCTGATCCATCCAGAATGTTGTGCTGAATTAGGTCCAGATCAAGCAAAAAAATACGTAGAATCACTTACAAGGGATTCTAATAAATTTGATTACATAATAACTCATGCTTTCACATCAAGCTCTGATTGGGTTGATAATTCAATTTTGTCAAATGAAAGTAAAGAAGCTTGGAAAATTTTAAGAAAAGTTTCTGAGTCAATTAGTGATGTTTTTTTATGGAATCCTAAAGACATGTATGGGTGTTCTTACAGCAAAGAATTGCCCGATTATTTAATTGAGAATCCCGAATCCGAAATTTATATGGCGGGAGGCTATGAAAGCAATTGTTTGTGGATTGCATATCGGCAATTATTTGAAAAATTAAATTGGGTTTTAAAAGAAAACAAAACAAAAGTTCATTATTATAAGCCTCTTATTTTTACGAATAAAATTTCTGGTTATGCTTATCCCGAACCAAGATATCGTGACGACTTTCATCCTAGTAAAATTTCTTATAAAAATTCATTTGAAAATTAACATTAAATTTGTTAGTGTTCAAGTGGAGATTTCAAAATGATGTATTTGTCTCATGTCGATAATAGTGAATATGTAATGGCAATTGAATTGGATGATAGCTTTTTAAAATATATCAAAGAAATTGAACAAAAATTGTTAGAAACAAATTTGGATATTGCGATTGTTGAAATAACTTTTGATGCAACAAAAGCAAGGCTAATTGAAGACGGATTCTATCCTTATGAAGATAGGCAAATTCATGCAATAACAAATGGAGAAGACCCATTAGATTATTACCGATTTCATATAAGCAAGTATTATTTTCCGAAAGAAGAATATTGGGAAGAACTAAAGCCAGATAAAGTTTATTTGAAATTTTATAATGGCAACTTTTTTGGTTTTCGTTTCATCAAGAACACTATTAATGGTCGTGAGGATTATGAAGGAATTTCAATAAGAATTAACGATTGGGAGCATTTTTTATCATGATTCAAACAACTTTTTTTTGGCAATCTCAGCTTGTTCTAAAGTCATAACGCCAGCCTTTACCATAAGATCAATACGATCTTTTCTTGGCATTAATTTAAATTTTTCCATGGATTCTTTTATTTTTTCAACAGATGATTTAGTATTCATAATCTATTCCTATCGTTCCTTCTTGATATGCATCAAAGGCTTTTTGAGCAGCACTCGTTAGTTCTTCGGGAGTTAATGGATCAATTCCTGTCATGAATTTGATATATTCTAATTTTAAATTATTTTCTTTTAATTGTATATTTAATTCTTTTAATTCTTTTATTTTTCGCTTGAATTCTTTTATTTCTTTTTTTATTTTATTATTTTTTTCATACGTGGCCACTTTTAACATTTAACAACATTATACTATATTAGTTTTATAAAAGTTAAAAAACAAAATAATCGTTAATTTTCATATATAATGTGAACAAAAAATTAAGTTTAATGGGAATTTAAATGCCGCTATACTATCCTCCTTTGGCTCTTACTCTTGGTGGAAACACAACAGGAACAGCAACCATTATTAGTAATGGTACAGCTACACTTGCTGGAGGTAATAATATTACACTTTCGATGGCTACAGCAGGAGGCAATGCCATCACAATTGTAGGTGGTGGATATCAAGGATATCAAGGCTATCAAGGAGCTTCTGGTTTTCAAGGAGCTGCGGGAACTGGTACTGGTGGTGGAGGAGGTGCCGCTTTTAGTTTGGTTATAAGTGGAAATACGGCAGGAACAACAGCTTCTGTTTCTTCTGGAACAATGACATTAGTTGGAGGAAATAATATAACTCTATCACAAAATAATAATGCCATAACCATCAATGCAAATTTATTGACTTATTATAATCCAATTTCAATTCCAGGCACTGCGGCTGTCACATATTATGCGATGAGCAATGCAACTTCTGGGTCTATGTCATTATATCCATTTCAGGTTATAGAAGGAATGGCTGCTGAGTATGCTGGAATTGTTGTTTCAATGAATTTTGCCACTATTGGCACTGCTGCTATGTCGCATACAAGCTCGCTACAATGGGGCATTTATTCCCGTGCAACGGGCAGCAATAGCACACAATTGTCTTTAATGGGAAGTAATTCACTTTCAATTGCCTATACTTACAATAATTCCTCAATGACTTTTAATCAGGTCACAACAACAAATGCTTCTGGCGTCTATAGCACAGGATCAACATCGGGCAACAATGTTAGCTTTTCTTCGGGTTATACTGGGCAAAAGTTAATTTTATTGGGATTAAATTCAACAATTCTTCCTGGTCAATATTGGTTGGGATTGCATCAAAGAGGTAGCACTTCAGGATCACAAGGTGGATTGGCTATTTCGCTTCAAGCCTATATTGCCAGCGGATTAAGTGGATTGGCTCCATTTGGATCATTTTCTTCTAATTTTAATTCGGGAACGGCATTGGGCGATGTTGTTGGAGGCCCTTGGTGTTTGGGCGGCTATTATTCCGTCCCAAACATGACAGGATTAACCAATCAAATCACACTGAGTCAAATGACTATATCATTGACCGCCAATCAAATTGTTCCAACTCTATTTTTTGCTACGAGGATATAAAATAATGCCATTGTATTATCCGCCATCTATGAATCTTTCTATTGGAGGAAACACTCAAGGAACTACTTCCATTATAAATTCTGGAACAGTAAATCTTGTTGGCGGAAGCAACATAACATTATCAGAAGGATCGCAAGGAATTACTATTATTGGAAATCCACAAGGATTTCAAGGGTATCAAGGCAATATCGGTGCGCAAGGATATCCAGGCGCAGGTGCAAATGGATTAAATATAACAATTGGTGGAAATACAGCAGGCACAAATGCGATAATTAGTTCTGGGAAAATGACATTTGTTGGTGGAAATAATATAACACTTTCTCAAAACAATAATGCTTTAACTATAAATGCCAATTTATTAAATTATTATAATCCCACGCCAATTATTCAGAGTCAGGAGTTGATTCTAGGATCAATAAATGAAACTCAATTATTTACCAATTCTATTAGTTTAATTCCATTTTCTTTGCCAACGGGAATTGCAGCAGAATATGCTGCAATTCTTGCAGCTCCAAATTTTACTACTGCATCAAATGCTTTTACACAAACTTGCACTTGGAATTGGGGAATTTATTCCCGTGCAACAGGAACAAACAGCACACAATTATCTTTAATGGGTAGTAATTCATTTTCATTCGCTGCTGCTTATTCGAGTGGTAATTTGAGTTTTACACAAGTAACAACAACATATGCTGGCGGTTCATATGGAACTGGAACAGTGAGTGGGGGAACTTCACTAGTTTCAGCATATGGTAATAATTGTATAATGTTTTTAGGATTAAATTCAACTATTCTTCCTGGTCAATATTGGTTTGCTATAGGATTAAAAAGTAGTGCAACTACAAATGTAACAACCGGTTCAATCACTGGTTTCGGAAACAGTATATGGGTTAGAAGCATAAATGGTCCGAATCTTTCTCCTATTGGTTCTACTTCTAAATCTACAGGAACGGCGTTGGGTGATTACGCTAATAATTATCCAGGGTTTGGTTATATTGTTTCGTATAATGGTTCTTTAGCTAATTCAATTGGATTAAATATTGTGACAAGATTTTTAAGCAATGCTATGTTAATGATGCACTTTAGTTCTAGAGTGTAATTTGAACTATACCAGATTTTCCTCGAAGTCTTCAATTGTTATCTCTACATCTACTGGAGAAACATCTACTGGAGAAGTAATAGATTCGTCGTATTCAATAAATTGTATATCTTTTTTTGATTCATAAATTTTACTTATTTCTTCCCAAAAATTTTTAGCGTGATTTTCATTTTGAAAACTTTTATATTGATCCAGAGTTAAAAAACATTGATCTTTTGTCTCTATAAATGTTTTTAAATAAATCGAATCTATTTCAATATTGTTGGGAAAGTTCACTTTCAGAATATGCTTGGGGCTTTTCTTTAAAATATTCATTTCAGATTATCCTTTTGCTTTTTTCTTTTCGTATGCTATTTTCATTTTCTCACTTCTACAAGTTTTACACATTGAACAATATCCGTCACGCCTACTTTTATCTAGAGAAAATTCTTCAAATAATTTAATTTCCTTGCATTTGACGCACTGCTTTTTGCCATCGTTTACATGAGGATTTTCTTTTCTGAAATGTATCTTTGGTTTGCTGCCAGATATCTTACCACCTTCTCTTTCGCAAATATATCGCCCATTTTTCGCTATGTTTCGATCATAGGTTAATCGTAAAGCAGTGTGTCTCTCTTGGCAAAAATCACACTGAAATTCTACCTTTTCGGTCGCAATTTTTGTGTCGTAATGTTTTTTTGCTTTCTTTTTGTTATTTTCTTTTTGCTTACGAATCCAGTCTATATTTCCTGTTGTTTCTGCTATGAAGTTTTTTGCCCAATGGATAATGGCACGATCATTTTTCAAACCAGATTGTTGTTCTGTCCAAATTGAAAATTTGCAACCAATTGAATTGGCATATTTTTCAGTTTCTAAAATTTGTTTCTGTATATCTATTTCTTTTTGAAATCTAGATTCTGGCTTTACTTCTAAAATCTCTTTTGAATTATTTGTATATGTAACTTCAATGTCTGGATTGCGACTTTTTCCATCGCTATCAACAAATACATCTGCACGCTTAAAATATAAAACATTTTCATCTTTTTCTAAAAGATAAATACATCTTAATTCATAAGACGAACCATAAAAAATATCAGATTGACACTTTTTAGATGAGAAATAACCTCTGATATGTGAATGTTTAAAGTCGCCTTTTTGGTTTTGTTCTGCACACTTTTGAGATAATTTTTGTTTCCAAGTTTTTTTAGTAGGATCAAGTGGATAGACCCATCTTTTCTTACCTTTGTCCCATATTTTTTTAAGACCACGCAATTCTGCCCATTCAAATTCTGTCATTCCTTCTGGGCATTTTGATGAGGACTTCTTTTGGCTTTGTTTGCTAATTCTTTTGTGTGGATTTTTAGTGTCTACATAACAGTAATCTGGTTTGTGATTTTTTTCCAATTGAAACTCTAAGACTGCATAAACATTGCCGTTAGTAAAACGATTGTCGCTAAAACTGATTATTTCTTCATAATTATTATGTTTGGCCCATTCTACACATCGTGCAAAAAGTTTACTTGCGCCTCCCTGAACATGAATTCCGTAAGAAATGCAAAATCTATCCAAAACAATTCTATTTTCAAAAACTTGTCGATTGTGGCGACCAAGTGACATCACGCCAATAAGTTCTTTTTCATAAAATAATCCAAAATAAACCACTCCAAGATTATTTGATCCTTGAATATGATTTTTTGACAAAAACTCTTTCCCCAACTCATTTTGAATTTCTTTAACTATGCACTTTCTTCCATGTATTTTTCTATCAAAAACTTTGTTTTGAGATTTTATGAAATTCATACATTGTCGTTTTCTTAATAGCCATTCATCTGAAAAAAACACAATACCATCAGACCACTGTTTGTTTTCATGATTTTTTGGGTCGGATATGTCTACAATTGTCACTTGCATGATTTTCTACCTTTGTGTTGTATTATACCCCAGTTGAAAAGCCCTTTCAAGGACAGAAATTAAAATAAGTTGAAAGTTTTTGTTTGTTGAGCTATAATAAAATTGTTCAAACAACCAAAGGATTTTCTCATGTATCTTCAAGATGTTTCTGATGTGCCGTTCACCACTACTTTGATCAAAATCAAATATGATTGTTGCGGTAAGGAGCATGTTTTAAAATGGAAAGATGCAAAAGCCAACTATGAAAAGAATCAAGGCAAGCATATTTGTCGATCTTGCGGACTCAAAATCAACAATCCTGCACGAAGTGAAAAGGTAAAAGAAAAAATCAAGAAAACTAATCTTGAGCGATACGGAGCAACGATAGCTTTAAATACCAAAGAAAATATAGCTGCTCGTGTAGAAAAAATGTTCGGCACTGAGGAAGCTACAGCAGCAATTGTTGAAAAACGCAAAACAACTTCACAACAGCGTTATGGTGCAGAACACATTATGAAAACTCAAGAAGGAATTAAAAGACTCAAGGAAGCGATGCAAGAAAGATATGGAGTAGACTTCCCACTTCAATCAGAAGAAATTAAACAAAAAATGAGAGAAACATGTCAAGAACGATATGGAGTTGACAACCCAGCACAGCTTCCAGAAGTTCAAATCAAAATGGCAAAAACAACTTTAGAAAAGTATGGAGTTGAACATTATAATCAATTGCCCGAAATGAAGGATTATTTAAGAGAAAATTGCAGAGATTGGCTCAAAGAGGCATGGGCTAATCCTTGGGCAAAAGGCATTATACGCCCAGAGGACTGGAATCAGAAGCAGAGAGAAACTGTAATGGAATTGATGAACAAGAATGAATGGAAGTCTGGTCCCAAATATTCAATTAAAGGTCATTATCAAAGTCAAAAATGCAAACGATTAAATTCTATGTTTCGATCTAGTTACGAACTGAAAACTCATTGGCATTTAGATAATGATCCTGAAGTTGAATGGTATGATTATGAACCTTTTAGAGTTTCATACTATGATGTTGGACAACATAAAAGATATTATATAATTGATTTTATTGTTAAATATAAAAACATTGAAAGACTATTGGCCATAGAAGTGAAAAATGATTATTCAGAGAAATTAGAACTTGTTTTACTCAAGAAAAATGCTTTTGAAGAAGAGTGTGGAGAGATGATTGATTATGAGATTTGGTCAAATGAAAAGATTAAATCGCTAAATCTTGAACTTGATGAATTACTTGAATCATCTTTGGTCACGATCATATAAAAATACCACTCAAAAATAAAAAGACCAGTCATTTCTGACTGGTCTTTTTTAATCAATAAATTCTATGCTTGATTTATCAATGCTCGACAAAATCAGATCACAAAATTTGCAATCGACATTCTAGCATAGAATTTAGCACCTTCACGGAGCAATTTTTTGCCGTATCTTGTTAGAATTCCCTTACGTGGGCAGAAGCTCTCTGGATCGAGAACAACTGGCGTTTGGGTTAGTGGAACATATGGACAGTAGAAATAACCCGAATCCATATATGAATCTCCCTTATATCCCATCAAGATTTGATTGGTTGGGAATAGAGGATCTTTATATAGTCTCCAACGGTTGTTAACTGTTCCAACATATTGAATGCCCAAGCTGCTAGTGAATGTCTCAGAAGGAGCAGGAGCGAAACCGGCTGTAGCTGTTTCAAAGATAGAAGCGACTTCAGGGCTGGTTACGAGCCAGTTAGCTCCACCACGTAGTGTCTTTCTATGGATGACAGCAGATACTTCAACAACTTTGACGTAAAGGCTTTCATACTTTTCTTTGATTGTTTCGCCTAGTGCTGTATTGAAGTCCCAAGCAGTAACAGTACCAGAGTTGTTACGTAGGTCAGTAAGAACTTCACGGTCGATTTCTAGGTTGATTTCTTGGGCTAGAACAGCAGTCAATTCGGCTTCGGCATCCAAGTTGTGTTGGCTGCGAAGGTCTTGTTGTGCTTCATAGCTCCAAACAGCCTTTAGCTTACGAGTCTTAGCAGCAATTTCTTCTGATTCAATAACTAGATTGATTTCAGGAAGATCTTGTTGGCATTCCATGTTGTACTCATAGCTTAAAACAGCACGGTTTGTTCCTGGGGTGCCATTCCAAGTAAGAGAAAGTTCGCCAGTGTTTAGACTTAGGCTACCATTGGTAACATATGTTGATGGCGATCCAATGCTTGTTAGTGTAAAGCTGCCGCTTGAAGAAACAACGAATGTTTGAACAGCAGTGCTTCCAGCATAAATGGTTCCTGTTACAGTACCAGCAAGAATTGGGGTGTGTTCTAGTGGAGCATAGGTCGAAACAACTCCTGTACCTGGATCAGTTGTTGTTGATTCGTTTTGAACGAACTGATGGGTATAGAAGATGTCGAGGTTTGCAGTACCATCAGCGGTTTGCATTAAGCTGTTGGCATCATCACCTGGGAATCCACCAATATTGTCGGCACCACGAGTTGCACCTTTGTTGCTGCTGTAGCGGAAACGTAGGTAGTAAACTAGACCAGTTGGTCCCAATAGTGGTTGAACGCTAACAATCTTGTTGGCGATTAGTTGTGGGTAAATACGACGAACTAGTGGAATGCTGATTCTCTTGAATTGAGCAATATCGCCAGTGTCGGTTGAGACTTCGTTCATAAGTCTCTGATTTTCGAGTAGAACTGCTGTAGCAGAACGAGCATACTTATCTTCGATGCCTTCGAGGAGTCCGGTTCTGCCCCAACGAGATTCTAACTCCTTAGCTTCGTTTAAAAATCTAGAATTTGCGTTCATATTAATTAACTTTCCTTTATATTAACTATTTGGAGTATTACTTGTTAGGATGATTTTTTTACACCTGATAGGATCAATAGTTGATCAATATCATTGTTTGTGGGTGCTGCGTATTCCGATAAAACAACACCTTCGTCTGCAATTTTGCCTCTCCCCGTTACATTCTTTGCTTTTTCAGATCTTTCTTTCTGTTCCGTGATAAAACTGGACTTTTTGTCACGAGAAATTGCCTTACGGCTTTCTGTGATAATTTCTTGAGCTTGTCTTACGCTTTCGTTTAGCTTTGTGTTTTCAGTCGATAGACGAATATTACGAGCTTCCATTAGGCGAAGTTGGCCCTTCATTTCTTCGATTGATTTGTTTGCTTCGTCTAGCTTGCTAGAAGAAACTGTTGCGAAATCTACATCAGATAGATAATTACTTGTTAGATCAATGATCTTATCTAGAGTAACCTTGTGTTCAGACATGCGAGGATCATTAAGAACATCTCTCTTGGCTTGTTCGTAAATTTCTTGTCCTTTGAATTGAAGGAATTGATCAACCTTGTCAACAATGTATTCCTTCATTTCTGCTAGCTTCTTGTCGTATTCTTCATACATTTCGACTTCTAGCGATTGATTTTTGTTTCTCTCTGTCTTTAGAATTTGATATGCTTCTTCGTATCCTTCTTCTAGTGCGGCCTTGTATTCTTCGCCTTGAACTTCTAAGCGATTTCTAAGATCAGCGATAATTGCATAAGCTTCTTCGTATCCCTTTTCTGCTGTTTTTTCAGCAGTTTCTAGTTCGCCTGTAAGCTCTGCATAAGCTTCTTCGAGCTTATCGTTGAATTCCTTTTCAAGACTGTTCTTGGTTTCTTCTAGCATTTCCTTTACAGCAGATGCTACTTCACCAACTTCAGCTTCAGGTAACATTCTTTTAAGTGCTTCTGTGATTTTGTCCATATTTCCCCTTGCTAATGCTTTTATATATGCATTTATAAATAAATTTTTAAAAATTTATTTCGCCAAAACTAGCATTCTTAACCTAAATGCTAGTGTTTACTTGCATATAATACATATGCAGCAGTTTTATTTTTTTAGAGAAAAAATGAAAAATTTATCACAAGAAGTTATTTTTAATTTATTTAAAGATGCGGGATGCCAACTTTTAAGCGAATATAAGAAGTGCAATATTCCTTTGATTTATATTTGCAAATGCGGAAAAAAGGGGGAAATTACACTTGATAAATTTAGAAAAAGAATTAAGAGGGGTGGTGGTTGTGCTTTTTGCGGCAAAAAAGAATGGACAAAAAATCAAGATGAATGTTTGAAAAATTTATATGGAAAAGTACCAAGAAAATTGATATTGGAATCTATTCCTGGAATGACTTATTCAGATATAAAAAATCGAGCTAATAATTTAGGACTAAAAGGAAATAGAAGATTAGTTAGCAAGCAAATAAATAAAAAAAGAAAGTATCATATAAATGATTCTTATTTTAATGTTATAAGATCAGAAGCATCATATTGGGCTGGCTTTATGGCTTCTTCTGGAATTATAAATTATAATAAAAATCAAATTTCAATAAACGTATTCCAAGAAGATCTGGTTCATTTGGAATTATTTAAAAAAACAATTGATTATAATGGAAAAATTTATGATTTTAATGGTAAATTATCTTTGCAAATACATGGTGTGGGCGATTGGATTTTTTTGTTAGAAAATAATTATCAAATTACTACAAGAAAACATTTGCATTTAAAGCCACCATTTGATTTGGACGAATTAAACTCTATGAGTTATATAATTGGCTACATTGATGGTTGTTGTGAAATATCGCTTGATAATGATTCAATGAAAATGTTTGGAACTATTGATGTTCTTTCTTGGATAAAGAATTGGTTTGATTATTGGTGTCCATGCGTTCAAAGAAGATATGCCGTGATAAGAATGGATAGAAATGATCGTTATTTTTATTGTTTATCTGGCAAAAGGGCTAATTATATTTTAAATAAAATGATTAATAATGATTTGCCATTCCTTGAAAGGAAATGGAAAAGAGGCAATGATAATTGAATATCATTGCCTCTTTTTTTTCTTTTTAAAAGATAATATTAAATTCTTTTAAGCATTTGTTTCTTTTCTGATTCAACAATTCCTCCCAAGCAAGCTATCAAAGCTTCTTTGGATACTTTGGGTTTTGTTGGAATTGAAGAAGTATTATATGTTGGAACATAACTTTCTTTTTTACCAGAAAATTCTTTTTGATATGCATTATGAGTGCTTGGGTCAGCAACAGCGTCGAATGTGATTAGCTTATAGCTTTCTCCAATAACAAGAATTCCATTTTCATCACTTCTGCCGTTTCCAACTCCACGGCTACTAATTCCAACTCTTACACCATCTGATATAAGACTTTTTAGAATTTTACCATGAGGTGTGTTAAGGATTTCTCCTTCTCCCATTAGGTTGTTTCCTTCCCACCACAATTTTGTGATAATGTGGGAACACTTTTCAAAGTGAATAATTGAATCTGTAGGATGGTCTAGTTCTCCAACTAGACCACGAGCTTCAACAATTGGAATTAGCTTTTTTAAATTTTCATCAAGAACTGTATACGGGTAAATTCTTTTGTTCTTATTGACTGCTTCAGCTTCTTGGAATTTACCTCTAAATTTAGTCAAACCTTTATCGGTTGTTGATTCATTTAGACTTAGGGTGAATCCGCTGTTGTTGCAACAGTCAACGAATAGACTTAGTTTCTCATCATTCATTGGACTCCTTTTTAAAATTAAGCTTTGGTTTCGCCCTTGGTTTTGTCCCATGGAGAAGCAGGAACATATGGATTCTTTAGATTTGGCCAAGTGTCGCCAGATTGCCAACGACTCCAATCGCTATCGCCATCATCCACTGCTGATTTTTCTTTCATTTTGTAGTCGCCAAATGGCTTGGGAACGTATGGGTTGCTAAGTGCTGGCCATTCATCGCCATCAGAATGATTGCCCCATGCATTGCTTCTCATTTCGTCTGCCAAATTGTTTTTATAGCTTTTTCCATCAGATACTGGAGCCGAGTCGCCCCAATCTCCAGGGAATTTGGATGGCACAGCATCTCCAACTTTAGCGGCCCAAGACATACGTGGGTGATCTCCACTTACTGTATGATGGACATTGTTATTGTTTACATCCCATGTGTCGTTTGCTCCATCTACATTAGCTTCAACAAAACTATGAATGTAAGAAGCGATTGATTCTGCTAGTCCCAAATCAATTTCTGTTTCATAATTTAGAATTGCAGCACATTCTTGCATAAAGTTTTCAGTTTCTGATTGAGTAGCTTCATCACCATTCTTTACAGCAACTTTTCGAACTTCATTTAATGCATTGAATAGATCAGAGAACATTTTGAAATTAGCTTGATCAGATTCATCTAGTTTGGCATAGAATCCATCAACCAATGTTTTAAACTCTTTGTAAGAATCTTCGCATTGTTTGCATTCTGCTGTTACATCAGTTGTGGCTCCTGCCAAATTTCCAATTTTACGAACACGATCAGTATAAGCATTGTGTGCTGTTCTTAGAATAGCTTCGGCCATAAACGAACAAACTTTATCATCATAATTTGATACGTTTGCAGTCTCTAATGCAGTGGCAATTTGCGAAGATAATTCTTCTTCTGTAGAATAAAGAACATCTGGCCAACGGCTAACAATGGCTTCAAGTGTTTCTTCGAGAGAGATATTGTCAGAAATATTGTTATATCTCTTGAGATCTGACATTGCTTTGACGAATGCTTGATCTTCAGACAATCTCTTCATTTTTCCACGTAGAACTTTAAGTTCGTGATCTAGTGTCTTCCAGTTGAAGCTTAGAATCTTGCTTTCGTTTCTCTTTTGAAGAGTTGGAACAGCAACAGCAACAACATTACCTTTGTTATCGGTACGAATAAAAGATTCAGAAAGAACTGGTCCAAATTCCTTGTAATTAATGTAATTGATTACATTTTCGCACATAACTTGCCATTCTTTGATGGTTTCAGGCTTGATTTTTTTGGCATAGAAAGCAGTTTTTGGATTTTTTCCTTTCTTGACAAATTTTTTAAGATTCTTTAGATTCTTGAGATTCTTCTTGGATTTTTTCGATGCTAGTTTTTCTGCCTTTGGCTTGGTTGCTTCGTTTACTAGCAATTCACGCCTAACGAATGGCATGGATAGATAGCTTTCAAATAGATTGCTTGCTTTTGCTTCATTATTTTCTAATAAAGAATCAACCATATTTACCAAAACTTGACGAGCAGATTTCTTTTCGCCGCTTTCTTCAATAACTAATTGTTCAATATTTTCAAGAACCAATTGATCCTTGTTTAGACTATAAGTAGCATGAACGAAGTTTCCATCTGGTTCTTGATAAGTAACATCAGATTCTCCATAAACAAATAGATTTAAACTATCTTTTTCTAGAGAATTTGCCAAAACTTCTTCTGCACCAATTAACTCTTCTTGGGCTTTTGTAAGTGATCCTTCTTCGATTTTTTTGAAAGCATCGAAGCTGATTAATTTTCTTTTCATAATCAATTGACTCCCTGTGCTGTTGTTGAATTTTTTATTCGCAACTACTGCCTATGATGAGGTTATTTATTATAGTCAGCTTAATTTTTATTAAAGTCGGCTTATTTTTTTTAAAAAAACATAAAATGGATAAACCTCTGGTATATAGTTATGCATGTAAATATAAAAATGAGTGTAAAAATGAAAACATTTCAAGATTATTTGAATGAGAACGATAATGAAGCATCATCTTCTGGGTCTGATGATGCTTATAATGCAGCAATTCAGGCATTTGAAATCGTTATGTCAAAAAACAGCAAAGCGGCGGTAAATTTTTTAAATGACATTTCTTCAACACTTCCAGAAATTAAAACAATTCTTCAAAAATATGGTTTAGATTCTTTTAAGTCTGTGAATCCTGGATATGAAAGAAAAAATGGAAGAAAAATAACGCATAAAGGATTGGGAGATTTTTCTACACACGATGTAAATGATCGTAATGTTGATGTAATTGCAACTAATGCAGCAGACTCATATCAAAATCCAATTGGATAAAAATTTTATATTGACAATTTATAAGTTTTATGATACATTTTATTTGGTTTCGATTTTCATTTGAAAAATGAGGTGTGTCATGAAAATAGTTGCTTTTTGCTTTGCGTTTTTTATTGTAAGTGCCAATGCTTTTTCTCAGGAAAAGCCGATTGTTGAATCTTTAGGTTCAGATGGGAGAGTTCTTCGTAATCCTCCTCAAAGTCTGCCTGGACAATCATATCCTGGATATCAACCATATCCAGCTTATTCATATCCTCAACCTTACGCATATCCTTATCAACCTTATTATCCAGCATATCCTGTATATTCTTATCCTCAACCTTACGCATATCCTGTATATCCTCAGCCGTACTATTCATATCCTCAACCTTACGCATATCCTGTATATGCATACCCACGACACTCACTCTTTTTTCGTTGATTTTTAGATGATTTTAAAATAAAAAACCCCTGCTGTGTCAGGGGTTTTTTATTTATTTTGGTTTAAACCAAAATAAATTGGCTCTTTTTAATATTTCTTCAGATAGTGCGATTCCGCACATATCTCCTATTACAGAATCAATTTCGCAAAACGGGCAAATGACTGTTTTTTCTGCATCTGTATAATTTTTAATTTCTTTTACATCAAATATTTTCAAGCAATTAAAACAACCAGCATTTTTAGATTGTTCTACTAATTTTCTGTTGTGCATTGCAAGTAATGGAAATTCATTAATTCCTGTCATAAATCATTCCCTATGCTATAGTCGATATCTTCTATGTCTTGTTCGCTTTCATAATCCATAATTTCTAAATCATATTTTTTAATATCTTCAGAATTAGGATCTGGTATATTTATGCCCTCAGTTGACTTTGTGTTAGAAAGTTCGGGAGCATCATTTTTTTGATTTTGTGAGTTATCGGGAGCAGGCATTTGATCTGGGCTTTGAGATTCATCAGGATTTGGCATTTCATTAGGACCGCCAGATTCTGCCCCCAATTCTCCTGGATTGTTTTGCTCATCTCCAGGAACTCCAACTCCCAACAATGCTGGATTTTGAGCTAACACTTGTAGTTTTAGATCTTCTAGTTTTTGTAGTTTCAATCTAGCAATTAATTCATCAGCTTCGTCTTCAGAATATTTTAATATTTTTGTTATAATATCATAGTCTGACATAATTTGGCTGCTTTTTAACGTTCCTGCATTGCTATATCTTGCAGTTGTAACTTCTGCACGAGATAATTCTCGCCAATCCGAAGGAGCAGTCATTTTAACTTTTAAGTCTTGATAACTCTCTTCTGGATATCCTCTCAATTCTAGGTGTCTTTCTAAAATTTCTAATATTCCATCTTCGAAATGACTTTGAAGACGTTCAATCATTCGAGCAAATTTAACATCTTGTGCAGAAAGAGTAATTCTTGTGGCACCTGGATCTTCATTGTTAAAATAATTTTTAGGAAAGTTTAACGCTGTTAAGAGTTTGTTTCTAAAATAAACAGCATCATCAATTTCTCCTAAATTTTCTGCTCCTGGTAAAGTATCAATTCTTGTGTTGCTATTTGGTCGAGTTGGAAGCCATATGTCTTCATCTTGTGCTGGAGGCATCCATCTTTCTTCGACTTGATTGGCACCTGAAGACCCACGATTGCTGGTAACTTTTCTCTTGCGGAATTGATCTTTTAATCTTTCTAATAGCATTTCAGACTTAAATGGCGGTAATTGTCCGACATCTATATAAAAAACTCTACGCTCAGGAGCACGAGTGTTATGTGAGCAGCAACCATTAACCACAAAGTTGTGCGGTTTGCCATTTGCAACAGTTATATCGTAAACATGTTCAATTCCATCAGCATCTATTGACCAAATATTTTCATATTTTGGTAATTCACGATGACTTATAGTAATGTTCCAATTTTCGGTTTTTTTCATTACTCGATTGCCAATTTTATGGCCACCTTCACGGACTCTATGAGTTATGTGGCCACTGCACAATCCTATGCCATGCCACATTTCTTTAATATCTTCAATTAATTCTTTATTGCACAAAGAAATTGTAGAAAACCATAATCCTTTTTTTGTATGTCTTTCGCATCCATCAGCGTCAGAAATTCCTTCTATTAAAGCTTTTCTAATTTTTTTATCTGCTTTAAATGCCCAATTAGGAATTCTTTTTTTGTATTTATTTGGAATATATCCCATAGCAAGAAAAATTTGACAAGCAATTTTAGAAGATACAATTATTTTTCCTACAGATGAATGTGAGCTTCTCTTGTCTTTTTCAAAATAAACTTTGCCAAAATATTTTTGTAATAATTTTTTATAATAATCATTAAGTTTTTCATCTGTAGACGTTGCAAATCCTAATTGTGATCCATGTGCTATGAATCCATCTCCTAGAAAAAATCCAAATAATCTAGCAAATTCTTCATCAACTATTTTGGGAACATTTATTCTTTCTGGATTAATTTCTCCTTTGTTGCAAACAACAACATCATCATCTTTAAGATCAAAAGCTTCTTTAATTATATTAAAATCACATTCAGGAACTGTTATTCCGTCACGATAAATAAATTGATAAGCCTGTGAAAATAAAGAGCAACTTTGTGCCAATTTTCTTCTGTTTACATTCTTGTTTTTTTGAATTTTTTCTTTTCCTAAACTTTTGAGAGAATAGCGTTTTTCTCCAAAAAATCTTGGAATTTCTATTGGAATTGATTCTGTGTTTAACACATTTACAAATTGATCTCCTTTTTGCAGATCTTGAAGATCTATATATTGTATAATCCCATTTCTGTTAATTAACATTGGATGTGTTTTAGTTCCACGAATTTCTATATGTTGAGATTTAACTTTTAGAATTTCTTGTTTTCCGTTGTCAATCCAGTCAACCACAGATGTCAAACTTTGTTTTCCTCCCGGAAGTACGCAATATACATTATCGCCAATTTTAATATCTTTAATTGGCATCCATCCGTTTTCTGTTCTAACTCGACTATCTCCAGTCAAACAAAGTCTATAGACAACCATTGCATCTTCCATCATTCTTAGGCTGTGTGCAGGACCACGAGCCGGTTCTATTAGACTTTGTCCATATGGATAAAATGTTTTTCTGTCATCTCCAATTCTAAAATGTATAATTTGACTTGGCGAAAATCGAAGTGCAGTTGTTTGGTTCAATTCATTTTCATCTTGATCTGTTATTGATCCTCTTAATAGTGCTTGATAGTCTGGTCCTTCTTTGCTTTGCTGATATTCGATTAATTTTCCTTTAACTGTTTCAATTCTATACATGGTTTCAGGAGGCAACGGAACTGCTTTATAAATACCCTCTTTAGGGTTATCTGGGTTTATAACCATTTCCAAAAATAAATCTCCAGATATGCATAAATTCTTAAAATAAGTCCATCCTTGTCGATTCATATTAAGCATTTTTCTGTTTAACAATACAAATTCAGACTCTTTCTTAATTTCATCGTTTTCTGTATATATTTTGAATATATTGCCATTTTCATCTTTTTGACAATTGTGTAAAATTACGCTATTTGTAGCAAAACATTTGTGCTTATCCACAGACAAATCGTAAACATCTTGTTCTGGTCCTTCTTCTACTCCTATTACTCTACGTCTATCTTCTTTTCTGTATAATTTTCTTACTTCTCTTGAAGTGAATCCTTCTTTTACAAGCCATCCTTCAATTGATCCCCATTTATATTCTGTTATTTTTGAAATTTGTCTGGTTCTAAGTCCAGATCCAATCATTCGAATAATTCGATTAACTTTCTCGTGTTCCTCGGATGTTTTTCCTGTCTTCCAATCTTCTATAAATTGATGCTCGCTAATCCAACCTTTTAAAAAACTGTATAAACGTGGGTATTGTTTGTATTTAATATTAGTTGATGCAGAAACTCTGTAAAATGGCATGAGTTCATCACCAAATTTTAATTTGCCAGTTTCTGTCCATGTTCCATCTCTTTTAAGAACTCTATGATCATGAGTTGCTGTGAATTTTGTGCCATTATCTAAAATAATTGTTCTGGTTTTATCCTTTTTAACCAGTCTTGGTGCATATGCCCAACCAATAGTATAATCTTTTTGCTCAAAATCATAACAATAGACTAAAAACCTCTCATCAGATTTTTTTTCTGCTAATTCTTTTATTGTAATAAATCCTAATGGAGTCGCAATTAATGTATCTCCAGCAACACATGATTCATCTGAAAAAACTGTCATTGCCAGTTCTATTTCTGGAACATTACGCAATCTTTCATACTCTTTATATCTCATAGAGCGATTAGAAAGCGTAGTCGTATCTATCATATCGTTTGTTTGACGATAGCTAGTTTGTCCTCCTGGACCGCCACCACCTTCAAAATCAGTACCTAATGCTTCTGGCGAAGCAATACCAGCGGTACTAAATTGCTTGGGGTCTTTAAGAGCAGATAGTGGATCTCTCTCTGTTGCATATGTAAAAAGACGAAAAAAATCACTCCATATTGGCATAATATTACCTCTTACTAATTAAATATAGTTTAATTTGTTTTTTTTTAATGAAAGATAAAATGAAGA